CATTCACTGGTCTAAAATTTTTCTTTTTTTGAAATATTTAGATAGTTATGATTGGTTGGTATGGATTGACAGTGACATTTTTATTATGAATGATAATATAAAATTAGAATCATTTGTAGACAAATATGGAAGTGATAATGATATGATAATAGGATCTGATTGGAGAATGCCAAATACTGGTGTTTGGTTTGTTAAAAATTGTGAATTTTCAAAATTATTTTTACAAGCTATTTGGGATAATGTTTACGACCCAAATGAAGATGTCAAAGAACGTTATCTTAATTTTGAACAAGGATCTGTTATTAATTGTATTGATAAGAATGTTCTAGATTGCGCTAAACATATAAAAATAGCTCCCCCTGAAGAAATAAATTCTTATTGGTATTCATATTTTGTAGGTCATTTTGTATTACATTTCGCTGGAGTAAGAGGCGAACTCTTGGAATATTTACTTAGAGATCATTGTCCAAATAGAATGGATATCGACACTGATGAAACTTATAAATCTAGAATGGAATGGTTGGCGGGACCAATTAGACGCGATTTTGATGAAAAATTAAAATTTGATAAGGAAAACGAACGCAAAGGCATGCTTGAAAATCAAATAGACTATGTTTCTCAAAAAGAATATATTGAAGTTATTGAGAAATATAATTATCTATTCGAAGCTCTTTTAAATATCGTAAAAAGTACTGGTGAGGAATTTGAAGGAAATTGCTTTTTCTATCATAAAACATTCGATAAAATTCAAGGTCACAATAAAGCCATTAATTTATATAGCCTTGGTAAAAGCGGTGGAAATGATATACTTGAAATAGGGTTCAATGCAGGACATTCTTGTTTGCTATTTTTATTGGCAAATTCTGAAAATAAAATTGACTGTTTCGATATATGCGAACATTCTTATTCTCAAAAATGTTTTGAATATCTTTCTAACACATTTCCAGGAAGAATAACCTTAAACATTGGTGATTCCAAATCAGTTTTACCACTTTTTAAAAAAGAAAATCCTACAAAATTATATAATGTAATTCATATTGATGGAAGTCATGAACTAAATGATGCCAATTGTGATTTTTATAATACTCTTTATATGACTAAAAAAGATTGTTATGTTATATTTGATGATATAAATTTACCGCAAATGAAATACTTATGGGATGGTTATGTTAGAGACAATCATGTGAAAGAAATTTATAGTCCTTTAGTTGAGACTTACCCGCATGTCATAGGTAAATATGTAAAATAAAGAAAGATTTTATAAATTATATTTACTAATGATTTCAGGATAATATTCTTTTTTAATTAAATGGTCGTAAACAGTAGTTCTATTTTCAAGATGTGCCCATGGATGTAGTGGAAAATCTTCATGTTTGATTTTAATCATTCTTTTATTATCAAAATCTTTACTTCCCAAACCAGAATTAAACAAATTTTCAAATTCAAAACTTTCTTGGATTTGAACTGGTCGAATATAAATATATTTCTCGGTAATAAATACTAAGACATCAATAAATTCTCTCTTGAACCACATTATGGCAAAAAGCCAGCTTTTACTTTTTTTGGTTTCTCTGATATTAGGATCATATTCTATTTTTAATTCTAATAGTTCTTCCATTTTTTATCTTACTATCACGATTTCATTAATTTTTCAATTTTTCTTAACCTGTATATTGGTTAAGAAAAAAACATATATATATTGAATAGATTACTAACTAAGCTCTACATAATGGGCATTGATTATGATTCTCAGTCTTCGTTTGCCATTCTTCCCAATTTGTTAAATATGTTTTTATAAGCGGGTAATCTTTTTCCCACTTAGGATCATCTTTATCATTATTGTATTCTTCCTCCACATCATCTGAGTATGGGAATTGAGGCTCCTCGTCACCGTATACCCACTTTTTGAAGCAATCTATACAAAAAAAGTGAGAGCATCTTGGCTGACTGACACCTCTTTTTGTCTCAAAGCATATAGCACAGTCAATATCATCTCTAAACTCAAGTAAACCTGTTCCAGTACCTAAACCTGTCGTGCTAGAGCCCCATGTATCAAACATGATAATACAATTGATACAAAGATACTTCCGACGATCACCCCAACATTCCAAAAATTCTATAGTACCGGCTGTGTCATCACATAATTCGTAGTTTTTACATTTAATTTCGACTAAGTCATCGATCAATATTAAATTATTATTCTCATAGTCTAAGTCCATATTTTTTTTGATGAGTTTTTTTTTAGAAAAAATTTCAATTTTTCATTTAAATAATATAATTAAAGCGATTTCTGCACGATGGACAACTTAATCGTCCAGAAGAATTCGCTGTTCTCATTCCATGATAACAATTTATACATAATGGGTGATTACAACCAGGAACATTAGTAATTGATGTCTCATAACAAACGGGACATGTATTATCTGGAGAAGACGACTTCTTTTTAGAAGACTTCTTTTTCGGCGCAGATTTCTTTAGAGACTTCTTCTTAGGTCCACCAATATTCAAATTATTGAAACGATTTCGGCATATTGGACAACTAATAGTTCGCCCACTTAGTCTCATTCCGCTAAAACATGTTGGGCATAGTGGATGATTACATCCAGGAACTTTAGCATTAGTTTCATCGTAACAAACTGTGCATTCATCCATTTGTTGTGGCGAAGCGGACTTCTTTAGAGACTTCTTCTTAGGTGAAGCAGACTTCTTTAACGACTTCTTCTTAGGCGAAGCGGACTTAGATTTAGATCTTATTTTTTTACATCTACCTGTTCGATTATCTCTTACTTGATTTTGACTACAAGATTTTCTTTTTCTTCCATTTGCAGGATTTATTTCATATCCAGTCACAAGAGATTTTCTTCTTGATTTTCTTTTTGATTTTGATTTAGATGTAACTTTTTTACATCTACCTGATTGAGGATCTCTTACTTGATCATTACGACAAGATTTTCTTTTTCTTCCAGTTGCTTGATTTATTTCATAACCTGCTGCCAAAGATTTTCTTTTTCTCATTTATTTTTATTTATTGTAATTAAAAAAATAAATAAAAATAATTTCACTTTTGTTTTTCTTTCCATATTTATTTTCTTTTTTTTAATAAAGAGTATGTTTTCAAGTTTAATTCACGAATATGTAATTTCACATTGCATTTGTCCGTTCCTTAATTGTAAAGATCGATATAATTTAAGTGTTACAAGTAAATTTTTCAGTCATATAGGAAAAATGTATAAAAAAAATTTCAACGAAAAGAATGACGAGGTTTATAAATTCATTGTCGAAAAAGTCAAAGAGAATATACAAAAAGAATTGCAAATGTTCATAGATTTAATTTTCAACGTTTCTATATCTTTGAATGAAAGAATTTGTATTTATAATGAAGATCTACTAGACGGAGTTTACTACTATAGTAAAAATATTTATTTCAGAGAATACCATTCACCTCTCTACTTTTATCCAATGATAAATATAAGAAGTCATAACTTATATTTAGTCATATTTGTAAAAAACAAAACTCATAAAACAAAGATTTTCAAAAACTATTTTTCGTCTTTTTTAGAAGAAGACGAAATCAATTACTTCAATTTAAAATTCAATGAAAAGGTCATAAAATTAGTCTAAATATATATTGAATTATTTTTTATTTCAAATTATTATTTGATACATATATTTTCAATGATATCTAATAGTTCAATAGATGATGGTCTCTTACTCTTTTCATCCAATAATTGCATAATTAAACTTTTTAATTCGTTATTAGATACTTTTTCTAACGATTCTGGTAATACACATTCTTTTTTTTTATTATAAATCTGAATTGTGTTTGAACATTCTTTATAAGGCGGTTCCATCGTTATCATTTCTAATAAACACATTCCGAATGCATATATATCAACTTTTTCATCATATTTATCTTGATCAAACATTTCCACGGCCATATATTCAGCTGTTCCGACACAAGCTTCTAATTTTATAAAATTATATTTATCAACTGCAATACCGAAATCACATATATAAATTTTAGAATCACAACTGTCGACTAAAATATTTTTACATTTTAAATCTCGGTGTATAATATTTTTATTGTGTAAGTAGTTTAATGCTTTTAGAATTTGAGAAGACCATTTTAATATATGATTTAAATCAGTTATTTTATATTTTTTAATATATTCAGATAACGTTCCGCCTTGTATTATATCGGTTATAAAAATCAAAAAATCATCGTTTTTCCAACTAGAAAGTATTTTAATTATGTTTGGGTGATTCAAATTGTTTAATAGTTTTATTTCAAATAATAATCTTTTTTTTTCATTTATAGATAATTTTTTTGTATAGATACTATTCCATGCAATTTCTTTCATTTCGATTGAATCAATTCCTTTATAAACAATTTTATATGCTCCTCTGCCAATTTCGTGATGAAATCTAGCGAATCTTTTCATAGGTGATTCTTCAGCTATTTTTTCATTTTCCGAAACAAATGGCGGTGATTCCATTTAATAAAAATATTTTTATTCCAATGGATATTTTTTAAATTAAAAAATTATTTTATTTTATTTTTAATTTAATAAAAGATATTAAAAAATGAGCAGCATAGTAAAAGGATTTGTTGCTGATAAAGCTGCTGAAGCAAAGAAAATAGCAGCTGAAAAACTTGCTGAAGCAAAGAAAAAACTTTCTGAAGAAACTGAAAAATTAAAGAAAAAAGCTGCTGAAAAACTTGCTGAAGAAACTGAAAAATTAAAGAAAATAGCAGCTGAAAAACTTGCTGAAGCAAAGAAAAAACTAGAAGAAGAAGCAGCAAAGAAAATAACTTCTGCTGCTGATGGTCGTCGTCGTAAGAAAAAATCCAAGAAAAGAAGTAAATCATCCAAGAACAAGAAAAGAAGTAAATCAAAGAAAAAATCTCGTAAGAGAAGAAGATCGAATTAAAATGTAAAAAAATAGTTTTTTTTTTAAAAAATAAAAAAATTATATTAATAAAAAAAATGAATAATTATTTAGCTAATGCAAAAAATATGTTTGGTTTAGCGTCAACAGCAGATAAAATTTCTATTTTGGAAAAACAATTGAATGATGCTGTTAATGCTCAGCTCTTGGCATCAAAACTAAAAGAAAAAGATATACCAGCTTTAAAATCACAAATTAGTGCTATGAAGAGCCAATATACTGAAAAGGCAAATACTAAATCTGTTACTAATACAAAAATTACAGAATTAAAAAAACAGATTATTGAGTTAGAAAGACAAATTACAGAATCAAAAAAAATAGTAGCAGATGTAGAAGATTTTTTTAAAAAATATAAACAACTTGAAGAAGAACAAAAAAAAATGGAAGAATCTTTAAAAAAAAATACTGAAATTTCTACACCTAAAATCCAATCAGAATTAAAAGCCGAAATATTGGCTAAAAAAGCGCAAAAAATAACTGAAGATGAAGCATCAGCAAAAAAAAAAATAGACGATGCTGCAGCGAGCAAAGTTAAATATGATGCGTTAAGAAATTCATTACCTGGAATAAAAATACCTTCATTCACTAAAGCAGCTGCTGCTGATGGTCGTCGCCGTAGAAGAAAATCGGCTTCTAAGAAGAAATCAACAAAGAGATCTGATGGTCGTCGCCGTAGAAGAAAATCACCTTCTAAGAAAAGATCTTCAAAAAAGAGATCTGATGGTCGTCGTAAAAGAAGAAAATCTCCTTCTAAGAAAAGATCTTCAAAAAAGAGATCATATTAATTAAATCATTTTTTTATACTAAAAACTAGTATAAAAATTAAACAATAAATGATATAATATTATCAGTCACAAAATCATCTATTCTATTAAAGAAAGGCTTCTTGTATATCTCCCCAAACAATATCAAATTGAAAATGTATTTTACTAATGCTGGATGAGCACCTTCTTGTGATTCAATATAATCGTCTATTTCATCCCCACTATAATAGTCAGAAAAAGTTTCTATAAAATTTTTATAAATGAGAAAAAAAGTTTTTCTATTGTCACAGAAACAATCAATATTTCGTGATTTAGGGTTTTTAATCAAATAATTGCCGCAATTTACACAAAATATACAATTTATACTTCGATTTTCAAAATAAATATACAGTTCAGGTGAATCATTATCTCTATATATATTCTTGATAATATTAAGAGTTCTATTCATATTATTCAATATTTTATACAAAATCTTTCAAAAAATATCAATTTTTTCAATGAAAATGGTTCCGTCATTATGTAAAATATTTATAAAATCTTTATTCCGTTGAATGAATAGTTCCATATTATTTACACTTATAGGTGATTTAATAAAACCCATTATTCCCGATTTTTTCAATAAATTTTTAAAACAAATTGATGCTATACTAAACCCTAAAACATCTTCAAATTTATCATCTAATATAATAAAATCGTATTTTTCATTCATGTCTAATATACTACTTAGTATATCGTCTGTTTCTATAAGATTAATGGTTTTCATGTTTCTCAGATATTTTAAAATAGTATCTTCAGAATTTTTTTTTTCAGTTATGCTGGTAATTTCAGAATTTGATAAAGAATCAACCAATGTTGAAATGATATTTTTTTTCGTCGAACTAAAATTTCCAATTTCTAAAATTTTAGAAGGTTTTTTGTTAGTTTTGAACTTGAAATAATCAAGGATTTTTAAATCCAAATAAGAAGAATAAGGATAATGTTGTTTTCCGGGTGAAGAAACAAAAACGAAATCGTCATCGTCTTCTTCTTCAATTATATTTTTTTCATTTAAAATTTTTAATAGATCATTTGATTTTCTTTTCCAGCTCATTTTTCTCGCCCATAAATAATTTTTTTCTATCAGACTATTTTTTAATATCGGGTCGCTAAGAACTTCAACTAAAGAATTTAATGCCTTTTTTTGCCACTCAGATGTTTTGGCATCCCCTTCAATCATAATCCCTCTATCACTAACAGTTTCTTTTAATGCAGCGAGATCAGATGTTATGACTAAAGTTTTACTAATGGCAGCTTCTAATGCGGTCAAACAAAATGTTTCCAAAAATGTGCATGGGTATAACCAAACATCGGCTGTTTTAAATGACTGAGCTAATTCTTTTTTAGAAGTCCATCCTTTATATAAAACGCTTGTATGATACTTTTCAATCAACGTTTTAATTTCTTCCATTTCATCTTTTCTTATATTTTTCAACCAAGAATGTTCAATATCACAATGAATATATAGTTTAGATTCTGGATAAATTGATAGTATACTAGGCCACATTTGAAGTAATTGTAATAGTCCTCTATGAGCAAAAGAAGAATATATGAATTTATAAGGAATCTTTTCATTGATATTTTGACTTTCAAACAATTCTTTGTCGATTCCGTAATTTATAACTTTAGTTATCGATCCTAGATCTGAAAACATTGATAAAAAATGATCCGAATGCCATTCTGTTAGACATAATATATTTTTCAACTTTTCATGTCTAATTATAACTTCTCCGCTTGGTATTAGATCATGTAAAATAAGATAAACATTAGAAACATCACTTTTGTATGTAACTGGTAAATATTCAGGGTATCTATTAATTATACAAGTGTGAATTTTGTTATTTTTTAAGAATGAATTGTAATTTTTCAAGTCAAGGTAAACGACATTTTCAAATTTTTCTTCATCTGAACAATTGCAAAAAACATAAACATCATAAATATCTGTTCTTTTTATATATTTAGACATTTCAATCACAAACGTTTCGGACCCGCCAACACCTTTAGACAAAATATCGCTGCCTTTCCATTTAGTAAATCCCCCGTCTGATACAATTACCAAAATTGGTTTAGATGATAAAGGTGTTGGATTTAAAGAATATTTACACTCTTCAGATTCTTTTAATTTTTTCAAAATTTTATTCCAAGATTTCACCGTTTGATAGTCGAAACTTTCATCATTTTCATTATTAGTTAGAAATAATTCACTCGCTTCAATTCCAAGTTTTAAATCATTCACAATAAAGCATATTTGAGATAAAATTTTCGGTAAATAAAAAAAAGATAAAGTTGGTTTCAAACCATACTGGCAATGTATTGGATAACCAATTTCAAACGATTTTTTCATAAACTCATACGCTTTTGCAAAATCATTATTCAAAAAATAATGAACTCCAACGAAATATAAACTTTCTGGTCTAGAAGTATCCATTTTATATGCTTTGAGATATAATCTTTCACACTCTTCCCACGGTTTTTTTAGTTGAAAATTACACAAACGAGCCGATTCAAAACATGCATCAATTTTTTCCTGTAAAAACCCTTCATTAGGGTGATCTACTCTTTTTAAAAAAAATTCTAATGCCGATTCATATCTTTTCAACAAACTATATGTTTGACCTAGATAGTAATAAGCTCTAGAATCATCAGGATCGTCTTCTATCATTTCATGTAACATTTTCAAATCGTATTTTTTTCTATCCATTGTCCTCTTTTCCATATAATCAGATCTATGATCAAAAATATGACTATGTTGCATTGGAATTATTACATTTATATTATCTTTCGGATCCAATACTTCATGTATTTTATAAATATATCTTATATTACTACTTGATTTTAATATTCGATTTGAAGCATATTCAGAGTCATTGCTTTTAATAAACATACTAAAAGTATCAGCAAATTGATCACCTCTTACCGTATTGAGAAATAGTTTCAAATCATTTTGTAAAATATAAGTGTCATCCAATACTAAAATAAATTTACTATCTTTACCACAAAGATCCAAACAACGATTTCTACTAGTTTTAAAATCCACAAATGGTTCTTGATATAATGTTCCCTTTTTCTTACCAACCAACACTTTTTTTATAATATCTATAGTATTATCTGTGCTTCCAGTATCTAATATAGTCCATCTATCAAAAAAAGGAAAGTTTTTTATTAAAACGTTTTCAAAATTATCACCCGCGTCTTTCACAATCATTGCCAAATGGATCAGATTATCGTAATTCAACAAATAAGAAGGATTTTTATTATTTTCATCGAAAACAGTAAGAATGTAATAGTCGAATTCTTTTAAAAAATTTTCATGACACTTTTTATTTACATTTACAAAAAAATCGGTGTTTGTCAATGAATATTTTATGTAATCTTCATTTACAATTTCAAATTTTGAAATAATAACTAAAACATTTTCAAAATTTTTATATTCTGATGAAATATCATTTATAAAAAGAATGACTGAATTGTTTCTAGAATTTTCAAACATTTTTTCCACTGAATTAAAAAATCCTATATTAGAAATCTTTTTTTTTTCTATATTTTCGATTATATTATAATTATTTGTCTCATCAGAATTTAGAATAAAAACATTTTTATAACTTGAAGATGTTTTTATAGGAATATATCCTCCATGACTAGATTCTAAACATAATAGATCAATTTTATCATCTAAATATTTTAAGTCGTTTATTAATGCAACCAATCTTTCAAAAAGTCCTAATGATTCTAAAATATTTAAATTATTAAATTCAGCATGAGGAACTATATCGAATTCGTCTTTTAAAACAGTAAAATCTTCTTTATTAATCATAACTGATGTGTTGATCATTATTTTTTTCATTAGTATCGATTCTTTTTTAAATCAAAGTAATAATTTTGTTATGTTCACCAGTTTTAGGATTCTCTTCTTTTTCAATTCGTCTAAAAGGTAATCCTTCCATATTTTGAGAATTCCATAACATGTAAGCACCATTTATAATTGGTGAAATATTTTCCAAATATTTTTTTCTATATTCAATATTCATTTCAGACAGGGCATAGTTTGATATTAAAAAAAGTTCTTCGCCATCTTTTAAATCAGAGCCGAAAGTGGAACTATCTTTCCATTCAATAAATCCATCTAAAAAATTATGTCGAGTGAGATAATATTTTTGTAAATTTTGAACAGATGGTAAATCATAAATGTAATATTTTTTTATTTTCAAATTGTATTTCTGCTTACGGCTTAAATAATTTATAATTAATGCAAGTCCTCCATATCCCGCACCAATCTCAATCATAGAAACCATAGAAACATTATTTTTTTTCAATAAATTCAAAATATCAATTGAATGGCTAAGATATCGAATTGTTGTTGGCGATATCTTGACTTTTTGATTATCTATTGTAAAATCAACACAATTTGATCCATCAACATCATTTAAATTTGAAATTTCTTGTATTAAACTTATTTCAACGCCTTCATTTTTAATTAAATTTTTTAGATATTGTTCACCTATCCATTCAGGTAGATGTTCTAACATATTAAAGACGTGAGGATGTTGTTTCCAATTTATCATGTTAGTTGCAACTATTTCATCGCATGTTTGCTCCCAATCACTATATATACTTTCCATTTTTTATTTTGACCTTTTACTTTTAGATAATATATATGATGATCGGATTATTTATTTATATATGGTTATCATACATAATAATTTTACTATTATTATTATGTATGAAAAAATGATTTTTAAGTTGAAAAATTGTGAAAAAGATCATTCATGATGAGAAATACAGACTGCTGCGTTTGTTTAGACGAAAATATGATTCATTACACACAAGAAGACATACAAACTACATGCAAACATCCAGTTTGTAAAAATTGTTACTTTCAATTAACCAAACAAGAGTGTCCTATATGTGGGACATGTATTTCTAGTTTGTTTTTGGATATTCAAAAGGCAATTTTCAATATATTAACTGTAAGATATGAAAAATTGTACGGTGATATTGATTATATTAATATTTTATTCGATTACTTGGATGGTTACACTTTAGTAATAATTAAGGATGATGATACCACGTTTGAATATTCTTATTATTATAAAAATGCAAAAAAGGAAATAGAAAAATATTACTATCTGCACGGCAAACATATAGAAAATAATATAAAAATTGAACAAAAAGTGTGTGGACATATATGTGAATAAATTAACTTCGGCTTCTGCTTCTGCTTCTGCTTCTGCTTCGGCTTCGGCTTCGGCTTCTTCTATATTTTCTTCGAGGACTTGGACTTGCTGGGTTTGGACTTCTTCGAGGACTTGGACTTCTTCGAGGACTTCTTCTATTTCTAGTTGGAGAAAATGCAGAATGTTCTTCTAGTTGACGACTTAAATTTGTTACAGTAACTTCTGGACTACTTACATTACGAATGAATGGTGTTAAATCATTTTTTAATCCAACATCAACGTTTATGACATCACCATTCATTTTTTTTATAAAGTAAGATCCTATTTTTTTACCACCTGACATATTAACATCTAAACTTAAAAAATATCCTACAAATTCGGAAGGACTATAATAAAAAGTGCTGTGTATATAAATTAAATCATTTTCATTTATTTGTTGACCATTAGAATCTCTCGCGGTTGCATTCTTTACACCATCATTTTTTTTATGTTTCATTATTGTTTTATTAAAAATAGGAAAAAAATTTATTTTAATATTATTGTTTAAAAAATCTCATTTACCTATCATGTTTCAAATTCCATCTAAAATCAAAAAAAATATAAATAGTTGTCTAAATAAATGTCTAATGTTGTTTATGAAAAAATTGACGAGATCCGAAATAAGATTCTTAATAAATATGAATCTTTATTACTTGATGATAGAACTTATCTAGAACTTGATGCAATTAAGTATCTTCCATATCGTTTAACAACATTAAAAAATTTTATTGATTTGCTCGAAAAATACAAAGACAAAAATCTATTATTTAAAATATTTCAAGTCACTGAAAAAATAAAACTATCTTTGAGAGAAGATAGAACTATTGATAAAGAAACATTGAATATAATTGTTTTAGATATTAGAGAATACGAATTCTGTGCTGTTTCAGGTGATATTCAAAAAGCTCGTGACATTTTAAAAAATATTGAAGAAAATATTTATTTTTATAAAGAAGATATTGTGGTTGTTTCAAATAAAATAAGTATGATAAGTCGTGACTTACAAAATGACGAAGATTATTTACAGTTTGATTTAGAACAATAATATTTTTTTTAAAACTTTTTTAGGTTTTAAAAAAAAATCAATGCGTTTCTTTTAGGTTTTCTTTTTGTAATAGTACTTTTTAGTAGGTAATGTTCGGGTGTTATGTTCCATTGCATAATCTAACCAGTCCATATGTTTTTTGAAAACGGGACTATTGTCAACCAAAACCCATTCATCATTGGCATTTTCAAAAAAATCCTTTATATCTCGAATATCTTTCTCGGTGTATTTAAAAGGGTATTTAAGCTCGTCTTCCATTTTATATTCATTACTTTCATATATATTTTTCAAAAAATCAACAGCCTCTTTTATCATAACAGCATGTTCTTCTTCCTTTGATTTAAAAGTCCGAATTCCTTTTCTTTCATTTATTAATTTTCGAAGATATTTTTTTTGACTTTCAGTCCATTTATCATCTTTATTATCATTATCAACCATTTTTTGATGTTCGGTATATAACATCTTATTTCAAATTCAATTTCTTCTTTTCTTCTTTGACGATTTCTTCTTAGGTGACGATTTCCTTTTAGGGGATTTCTTCTTTCCATCCAATTTCTTCTTTCCATCCAATTTCAGTTTTTTACCTGGTGGTTTTTTCGAGACTGTATCTTCTTCAATTATTTTACGTTTTTTTCTGTTAGTTTGGTTTATAGTACTATAAAGTAAATCATTATCATCGTCGTTGTCGTCAGAAATTTCACCCTCTTCTTTATCGTCTTTATCGCCTTTCTTTGGAGTTTCATGTGATGATGATAATGGTGGTGGTGCAGAAGCAATTACATTTTTTTTCATTTTCTCATCTTTCCTTATAAGATTTACTAAATGGTTGATATGAACAAGTGATTCTATAATAAATACTAAATTATTATCAAAATTATAACTTGTAATATTGTAAAATTTACAGCTTGAAAAAATCATTGAAAATTTTCGAAAATAAATATTTAGTTCTTGATAATTTACTACATCGCTCGACTCGTAACCATTATAAGTGTAATAGTTTTTTATAGTTGAAACTGCTTTCGCTGTACAGCTGCATAATTCTCTACAAAGTTTTTTGAAATCGTCGTAATAAAGTCCATTCTTATTACTTATATTTACAAGATACGAATTAAAATTTTTTATAAACCAATTATCGGAACGCTCTTTTTTAAGATCTGCTTGGGTTAATGTATAAATAATTAATAAAAATGTTTCAAAAAATTCCAAATATTTTTTTAAATTGTTCAAATCGTCATCGTTTAGTGACTCTTTATTTAATAATAACCAAAAATGTGTTTCTTTATATTTTCTAGAAGTGATGTATCTATTGAAAAAAAAATCACAAAAATCTTTTTTTTTTTCTTCTATCACTACACCATCTTCATCAAACAAATCTTCTTTTTTTTTTTTCTACTTGAACTTTTGTTTAACAATGCTAATTCATTATACAACTTTATAAAATTTTCAGAATTTTTTAAATTATAAGAATTGTAATCCATTTTTATTCTAATAATAGAAATATTTTTTGTATTAAAAATAATCAATAATCAAGTGATGGGTATATATCCATTTTAAGACAAAAAAAATTGTCTTTAAAAATGACATGTTATATAACTTCTTATTACGATATAAATAGAGAACAATGGAAAAACAATTTCAAAAGAAGTTTTGATGACTATTTAAAAACATTTGAACCTTTCATATCTTTATTTAACACGGAATATTGCGGTGATGACGAAATGATTGTATTTATCGATTCTAAACACTATGAACGGTTAAAAGAACTAATAAATTCAAAACCTAAATCAAATATATCTTTACACCCTTTGAATTCTGAAACAATGAATGAATTACCGATGTGGAAAACCTTAGACAAAGAAAGAGAAATTATGAACCTTGAATCTTTTAGAAAATTACTAGGCGAAAGACATATTTTTCCGGAACATAATTACCCTGAATACACCTTGATAAATCATACAAAAATAGACATTGTTTGTCGAGTTATTGATTTAAATTTGTCAAAACATAATATTTTTGCATGGGTAGATTTCGGATTTTTTGCAAAAGATATCAATATTCCAAATTTCTTATTAGATATTTCAAACTTTAATCTCGATAAAATTACTTATTCTCTTATAAATCCAATAGAAAAAATGGATTTCGATATAGAATATACTTTACTGAATGCTCCTGAAGTCATCGGCGGATTCTTTTTCTTAGGATCAAAAGAAAAAATGTTGGAATATCAGAAACTATATCATGAAACATTAGATTATTTTCAAAACACTTTACAAATTGCAGACGATGATCAACATTTAGTTTTACAATGTATTAATAAAAATCCAGATCTTTTCAGTTTTAATACCAAAATTTATGGATGGCATAAGGTTTTAAAAGCAAATCAAAAAAAATTTATAAATGTAATTTCATTTTGTCTTTGGGGGAACGAAAAACGATACACTGTTGGTCTAATTGAAAATATAAAATTGGCTTTATTATTCTATCCTGATTGGGAATGCTGGGTATATATTCATAAACCTACTGTAAATGAAAACTATATTAATATTTTAAAAAGTTTCAGTAATGTTAAAATATTTCTTAAAAATGACCCTTATGTAAGACACACGAGATTCATGTTATGGAGATTAGAACCTATTATGAATTTATCAGTCGGTAGATTTATTTCAAGAGACACTGACACAAGAATTTCTCCTAGGGAAGTTTTAGCTGTAATGGATTGGATAAAATCTGAAAAAACTTTGCATATTATGAGAGATCACCCACAGCATTATCCGAAAATTCTTGGAGGAATGTACGGTGTTAAATGTTCTAGCTTCCTGAATAATTTAAATTGGATATTAGATATAGAGGAATATTTCATTGAAAATGGAGAGAGTGTCAATGATCAGGGTTATCTAGAAAAAACGTTATATTATTTATTTTCAACAGACAGAATCATACACGATGAAATTAAAAAATATGAAGGTGATGAATGTCTAAATTTTAGTGTGCCATTTGAACGAAACGGACATTTTGTTGGATGTTATATTTACGAAGATGAATCAACTGATCCACAAACTTCAGGAATTTTATTAGATTGGTTAGGACATAATTCACCTCATAGAATTAGTAATTACAACATCACTCTATTAGATTCATTAAAATTCATATCAAATAAAATTAAAAATATATATATAATCCATTACACAAAACTTGTCACAAGAAAACAGAACATGATTTACGAACTACAACGAAACTTTTTAGATAAATTCTTAAAAATCAATTGGGTTGATAATTTTGATCGCGAAAATATTAAAGATCAGAAAATCAAAGAATCGTGTATTTTAAATCGTAACATTCTAAATAGATTTATGACTTTACCAGAAATAGCAAATGGTTTGGCTCATATTGACACAATTGAAAAAATAAGAGATAGTAATGATGAAATTTCTATAGTTTTAGAAGACGATACGGTTTTTAAACAAGATTTCATACATCATTTATATTATATTCTAAATAATTTACCTGAAAATTTTGATTCTATTTGTTTGGGTGGACCTTCAACATTAGTTACAGTTCCGTGTGAAACATTAGAATGTTCTATTAAAACACATTTCAATAGTAACGAAATTATTTTTCATAAACCCACTACTCCTGCACCAATGACATTGAGTGCGATGATGTATACTAGAAAAGCCGTATTAAAAATATCATCTTCAAAATATTTCAAGCCATTCGGTTCACCATCTGATCATAACATGTGGGTTTGTAATATAGATCAAAAAGTTTCATTATATTATGCTCAGCCATTTATTACTTATGAGGCATCTAAAACAGATTTATTCGAGACTTCAATGGATCGAGGATTTTAAATTTAAATTTTTATTTTTCTATTCGTAATAATAAAATAAAAATGTCTATCTCAATAGATGAAAATAAATCATTATTATGCCATGGACATGATAAGGGTGTTAAATTTTATGAAATTGATGGTGAAAAACCCACCGAAAAACCAGAATATTCAATAGAGTCAAAAACACCGGTAACTTTTGTTTATTTTTTAGATAACAATAGTATATATTATTTTAATGGTGATTTATATTATACAAAACTAAAGGAAAAAAAAACCACTACAGAATCAGGGAATCAGGGAGGAATTATAAAGATGCCTACTGGAATTGACAATTTAACCCTAAGAAAAATAAATAATAAATTACATGTGTGTTTTTTGGAATAGTATAACTGGAGTTATTGTAATGAGATTATACGATTTAGATTTAGCTACAAATATACCATCTGAAAAATACGGATATTACCAAAATGAATTCATGAAAAATAATAATATAACTTCAGTTTCATTTAACGATGATTGTACAAAATTATGTGTTGGTGTATTAAATAAAGATTTAGATCATTATTTAAGAATATATAATGTTAAAACAGCTCTTAAAGATGATAAATTAGTACACTCTATAACGTCGTCTGAATATGAAAAATATGTGAAAACTGATGGTATACAAGTAAAGCCAGTATCACTATTCTGGTGTGGAAATAAAATTTATTATGGAAATTCACAAAGTGTTTCAGTATATGAACTTCAAAAAGAAGAGACTAAAAATAAAAAAGAAACTCATAAAATATCTTCATCAAAAGTAGTTATTGAAGGCTTTAATAAAGATGAATTTATTAAGTCAATAGCATGTTTTGGTAATAAATTAGCTATACTTACTTCTTCAGGAAATCTTCTTACTCACAAACTTACTAACAAAGACGGTTCAAAAAGAAAGTCAAAAAGAAAGTCGAAAAGAAAGTCGAAAAGAAAGTCGAAAAGAAAGTCGAAAAGAAAGTCGAAAAGAAAGTCAAAAAGAAAGTCGAAAAGACATGCGTAAATGAACTACAATTTTTATTTTTTTTACCAAGATTTCAAAGTTATAATTTATAGTAAATTATAACTTTAGACAGTCATTAACTCTTTGCATTGGTCAAATGTGATTCGACCTTTTTCAAGGAGTGACAACAGCATATCGGTTTTTTTAGATACAGTTTTTGCTGTTTCAATACACAATTCTAACCTCATTTTTTCAATAATGAAAGCTTTGTCATCATCCATTTCATTACTCTTGCGATTATGTTCCTCTATAAGAGCATAAAGCTTTTCTAATCCTTCATATTTACACTTTATACACTCAGTCTTTTTCTTGTATTCAAACGTCATACCTAAGTCTCTAGTAATATTTTTGACGTACTTTTCAGCAAGAGAGGTTTTCGAACCATTACTGTATTCAAACACTCTGTCAAGACGATAACCAGTTCCATAAGCATTTGAACGCTGTTTTATATCACTTGTAACTCCAAATTCAAAGTAATGGATATCATTTTCATCTTCAATAGAAACTTCACAGATTTCCGGTTGAAACTCAAACACATATAAAACATCTTTACAAATATTTTCCTGATAATCTAAACTAAGTCGTTTTTTAGAGTAAATATCTTCAAGTTCTTCATTAGACTTTTCTTTACCGAGCTCTACTTTACCTGTAAGAAATAGTTCATCAAGAATATCTGAAACTTGCACCGCGAAATGAGGACTAATCCATTGAGCTAAATGATAAGCCACTTTCCTATGGACGTAAGTACCTTGATTTGTTCCACCTTGTTTTATGTCTAATAAATCGGTGGTCGGAATTCCGACCACCGAAGAAAGAGCCTGTAAATATTCTTTAGTTTGATTGTTTTCATTATAATGTTTAAACAGTTTATTTCCAGCCTTACAAAGTTGTGTAGCATTAACATATCCATCTTTTCTAATTAGAATGTCCATTGAAGATCCGTTTTTAAGTTTAAGTTTGAACTGATAATCGTCTTTTAAAGGTATTGTCAGATTTGTTTTCATATCGGGTACACTTTCATTTTCCTCCTCTTCTTCTACTTTCTCTTTATCTTCTACTTCCTCTTCCTCTTCCTCTTCTTCTTCACCATCTTCGACGTCTTCTTTACTTTCTTCTTCACCGTCTTCTTCTTCATCGTCTTCTTCTTCCTCTTTTTCGATTCTCTTTAAAGCTTCATCAACAAAAGCATATACTTTATCTTTTTCATCAAAAGAAGGACACCAATCTAGAGCAATTTTGGTTAACTTAGGATGACAAGAAGTTGAACCGCTTGTTGAACCTCTTACAGACAAGTAATGATCTGGTTGATCTTTTATGTATTGAGAACCTCTGGCTGATTTATGAAAGGATTTTACTGTCTTATTTGCCAATTTCATTATATCACTTATATAGATAAAATTATTCTCTCTATTTATTCTAACAACACCATTTTTAATCTTGAGAAAGTAAGGATTTGAGCAATTAACAGCTTTATTGTAATTATTTAGAATATTTCTAACAAAGTGTGTTCCAAAACCAATAAGATCTAAATTATTTTCATTTTTTGCTAGGTTATTTCCTAGCCAGTTTCCATAATCAATAAACAAATCTTTTGCTATCCAGCTTCCATTAGTTTTTAACATATATATAGAATTGTAAGGTTTGACTTTTGTATCAATTTTTGAAATTTGATTTATTCCGTTAGGACTATATTTCCATGATTCAAATTTTCTTCTGTGTATGAAAGGTGTCACATGAATGTAAAAATGACCGTGAATATTAGAGACATTTAGTTTGTAATTTTTATTATTGTAGGTAGTTTCAACTTCAATATGATTGTTAATAATATCTTTTTCCAAAATTGGTTTAAAGACGACATGATTTCTAGTTGTTTGCATTATGAGGTGATTGACAAGGTTGTTTTATAAGGTGATTTTTATCTTTAAACCCATTTTGGTAAAAGAAAAATTATACATATATGAGTAAATGCAATTTTTACTGATATTATTTTCGATGTTTTTATTTTATCTTACATTACAATAAATGAGCAACAATAACGCAGAAATCAGAACTTTATGGAAAGTAATCCATAGCATGGAGGAGACTTTAAGCTTTTTATTAGAAAATCGATCTGTACCCGGACCAAGAGGTCCCGCTGGGATAGCAGGACCCAGAGGTGAAGCTGGACCCGTAGGCCCGGTTGGACCCACTGGGTCAAGAGGCTTGATAGGCCCATTTGGGGGTCCCGTTGGACCGACAGGTCCTGTTGGTGAAAAAGGAGAACCTGGTTTAGATGGTGATGTAGGACCTCAGGGCCCAGCCGGAATTAAGGGTAATGATGGTATACAGGGCACTCAAGGAATACAAGGATTTCCTGGTCAAACTGGACCTATGGGTCCGCAAGGAAATGATGGTATACAAGGTATACAGGGAATTCAGGGTCAAGTTGGTGCAACCGGTGCACCTGGTCCAGCAGGAATTGATGGTATTCAAGGAATTGAGGGACCACAGGGTCAAGCAGGAAATGATGGTACACAGGGATCACAAGGAAATCCAGGTCCTAAGGGAAATGACGGGTTGATAGGACCAACTGGGCCTGCTGGTGAAGCCGGGGAAACTGGTCCTACCGGTAAAGACGGTGTGAATGGAGCAAGCGGAAGAAACGGTTTAGATGGAGCGACTGGACCAGCTGGTCAAGCAGGAATTGATGGTCCAATTGGACCGACTGGTAAAGCTGGTGCAACCGGACCTACTGGTGCTGATGGTTTGATTGGACCTACTGGGCCACAAGGAATTACTGGTAATGATGGTGTACCTGGACCAGCTGGTCAAGCAGGAATTGATGGTATTCAAGGTGTTGGACCAACTGGTTCCCAAGGCATTCCCGGCAATGATGGTGCTGTCGGAGCAACTGGCCCCCAAGGGGAAACTGGTGCTACTGGTAGAGATGGTGCGGTTGGTCCTAAAGGGGAAACTGGTGCTACGGGACCCGCCGGTGCAGATGGTATCAACGGAACAAACGGTATTGATGGAGTAATTGGACAACAGGGTCCACAAGGAGAAACCGGTGCAACAGGACCTCAGGGAGAAACTGGACCAGCCGGAACTTCTGCTTAATTCATACATAAATGATTATTTTATAAGCAATATTTGTGCTTATAAAATGGAACTACCGAACATTTCCTTCATTTGGTCAAAACGCTATATTATTTACAACTTTTTTTAACTATACAATTAAGGTCAATTTAAATTTTATGTGGCACACCTAAATCTTTAAATTGCTCATATGTTAACACACCTTTTTCAAGTAAAGAAAGTTTCATAATCTCATATTCAAGTCTCATTTTTTCTATTTCATATTTGCACATATCATTATCTTCTTGACTTCTAATCACATGCTTTGAAATTAGATCATATAGCTTTTCTAAATCCTTATATGTGGCTTTCAAACATTCCTTTTTCTTAAAATAATCAATTTTCAAACCCAAATCATAACAAATGTTTTTAGTATATTTTTCGGCTAAAGATGTCTTAAATCCGGAATCATATACAAACAACTTATCTAATCTATAATTAGGTCTCGGATAATCAGAAGACGATGTTCTCTGTTGAATATTTGATGTAAATCCGAATTCAAAGAAATGAAGTTCTTTGTTATCTAGTAATGTAGGGTCTTCTAAACCATTTCTATCTGGTATAAATTCAAAAAAGTATAGCACGTCTTTACCAAGATGATGCTGATAGTCTAAACTCACCCTCTGAGTTTCAAAAATATCTTCGAGCTCGGCATTAGTCTTTTCTTTACCTAATTCAACTCTACCTGTCAACATGAGCTCAAATATCCATTTTGAGACTTGAACATCAAATTCAGGACTTATCCATTGCGCTATATTTATAGCGACTTGAGGATGACCCCATGTAGCTCTATTTTCATTCGAGCCCGTTTCGTACTTTAGTAATTCGTCGGTGAGAATTCTCACCGATGAACTTAGAACTTTTAAGAAGGCGTCCGTTTTTTTATTTTTATACCATGCCTTAAATTCTTTATTACCAGCTCTACATAAAGCTGTCAAATTAATATATCCATCGTCTGATCTAGTAGTTATTTCTATACTATTTAATACTAACGGTTGTTTGTAATTTATGATAAGAGGTAATTGAGAAATTTCACTCAATATCTCTTCGTTTTCAGATTCGGGTTCAACTACAACTAATGGTGTTTCCGTGTTTGGAATAGTAGATGGTGCTCCTACTGATTCAAACACTTCTTCATCTTCATCACCAGATTCTTCTTCTTCTGTATTAACTTGTTGTGGTGCTTTAGCAATTCTTTTCCTTCTTAGATCTGTCATCCATTTTATAATATCTGGGGCAATATCAGCATGACCCCAAGTTTGAGTTCCACCTTGTTTAATCAGTTCACTTTTTGGTTTCTTTAATTTAATAGATAAATTAGGTAAAAATATTTGTGTAACACGCGTCATTCGAATCCATCGTTTATACTGTTCATTACCTGATTGGCATAATAAAGTTAAATTTACATAACCATCATTTCTTTTAACAATTTTTAAATCATCTGGATCAAGAATATCTATATCTTCTTTAGGTTCTTCGAATTTTTTTTGTATTTCTAGACAAGATTTAGCGATGCGTTGATGTTTCAACATATATTTTCTAGTACTAAATTCACTTTTACAAAATTTACATTGAACGTTCATTGTTTTATTAAAAATACAAGTCTTTATATACAATTTTTAATATTCTGAACCACGAACATAGGTTGATTGATAATTATATTTTTTTTATACATAATGTCAGTCATCTTCTAAATCTATAATTTTAATAGATCCATAAAAACCTTCATTTTCGTAATACCTTAAAGCATAAATAAACCATGAATATTTAAAGAGTGAATTATCGAGTTTTTCAAATTCATGTTTTCGTAAAGGAAATTGTAGTTCGTATTTGTTATTGTTCAAAGATTTTAATAATTTAATTGATAAATTTCTAATCCAATACTCTCTTATCATATCTGGTAAAGGATGTTTTATATATAAAAAGATTTTATTCAAAACATCCAAAGGTAAGTTTTTTTCTAATAATTCCAAATTCATATCGAGTATTTTATTAATTTAAAAAATTGATTTCTTAAACAAAAAAACATGAGTTATTCAACAACTAATCAAATGAATACCCAAACTTTAACATCCGCTTCTTCTTCAACTTCAGTAACTACTTTAAGAAAGTGTCCAAACTGTGATAAAAAGTGCTCTGGAAAACAATGTCGTGATTGTCATGTCAAGATGCTGGAAAAACGCAAGGAATCCGATTCCGATTCCAACTCCAACTGCATGGATTGCAACAAGACATTTTTTGCTAAGAGAGCTGACGGATCATTAAGAAAAAGATGTAAAGAGTGTCAGGACATTTACGTAGAGTCGCATTCTGTCGTATGCAAGAATGAAAAGTGTCAAAAAACATTCATTGGAATTATGAATTATGGTAGAACTTATCAGTATTGCATGGAATGTGTTGATGAGCATAGAAAGAACAGAAAGAAGTGCGATTCTTGTGAAAAAATCATTTCAAATGATTTCACGAAATGCTCTGACTGCTTTAAGAAGGAGAAAGTTGAATATAGAAAGAAAGAAGAAGCTGAAATGGTAAATGTATGTGGTTCAAAAGGATGTGAAAATAAGTCAAAGTTTTTTTTATGTAAATCATGCAATTTCAAAGAAAAATCATTGAGAAATGAATATATGACATCAATATGTTCTAAATGTAATTTTCGATTTAGAGGAGATTTTAAATTTTGTGAAAATTGCAAAAAAAAGTAAAATAAAATAAAAATAAAAAAAAATCTTTAAATAAATAAATAAAAAATATGTATAGATTGACATTTGACAAAAGAATGCCTGAAGAGGAAAAAAATAGACTAACAGCAATTTCAGACTCTGCTGTACGAAAAAAATATACTGATCCAATAACAGAACCAAAACCATATTACGCAAGAAGAGCAATTGAACTCGATCGCCTTAGGGCTGCTGGTCAGGATGTTGACTTAGAAGCAGAAGCTTTAATAAAAGAAGCTGAAAACTATATAAATCTAAAAGGAACGGGAAAACGAACGAGAAAAGACCGAAAATTACCATTAGGACATAAATATGAAGTTGGTGATTTAGTTTCATTTAAGACAGAAGATGAAGATGATTTAGGTAAAATTTTTGTAGGTGAAATTACAGCCGTTAATAATACTGTGAGAGGACTATACTACAATTTAGATTGTGATTCTGCTACAGCTGAAGATATACCGCACAAAAACATATTTCCTGCAGATCACACATATCCGGAAAGTCCGATTGAACAATCATTTGTAAGAAGAGAAGTCGTCGAAAGTGAAGAATTGGACGAACACAGAGAATTACTTAGACAACTTCAAATAAAGGCTAAAGGAACAAGACTAGTAGAAGATCTAGAAGATCTAGATGGTCGTCGTCGTAGAAGAATAAAGAGAACCAGTAAGAAGAAATCAGCTGATGGAAGAAGAAAAAAGTCTGGTAAGAAGTCTGGTAAGAAGAAGTCTGGTAAGAAGAAGTCTGGTAAGAAGAAGTCTGATGGTGGACGTAAGAGATCTAAATCAAGAAGAAAATCTAAATCTAAATCTAAATCTAAATCAAGAAGAAGAAAATACTAAATTAAAATTTTAAATTTATTACAGTAAATTTGTAATAAATTATATGTTATTGGATTATTTCGAACTCAGGAATATCTCTGATGTTATCAACAAATTCTTGATTTAAATCATTTATGATTTCTGGTTCTAATTCAGTGAAGACATCAGAGATTGTTTCATATTCTTGTTGTTTAGACGAAACAAGTTCATTTTTTATATCTTTGATATCATTTTTTGTCTCTCTAAATTCTTTTCGTAATTTTTTGAATTTTTTCAATAAAAGTTTATACTTATTATTTTCTGGTTCGACTATATTTGTAGATTTAGCAATCTCTTCTTCTTGAACAATAACAACATCATCACTTATTGGGATAACTTCTGAAAAGGAAGTTGATACGGATATAAAAAATCCGATAACTACAAAAGAAAAAATGAATGATAATAAGAAATAACAACTAACTGGATTGGATAGCAAATTTCTTGAAAAATAAATAAATATTGCTAATGATAGAATATTAAAAACGACATCAGAAATTTGTCTAAAAATTTCGTTATGTGAATAAATTACTGGAGGACACATATTTTTATTTATTATATATAATTTTTTTTTAAGTATATATAATTTAATTTTTTCAAGTATATAATTTTTTTTAATATATATATTTAATATATTTTCCATTTTGGATCATATGCCGATTGGTTATTTTTTCTCTGTTGTCTTGCAATTAAATCCTCTCTCCATTCACAACTATCTTGAATCCATGTTAATTGCCCCGCATTATTGTTTTTGTGTTGTATTCGTGTATATTCTGGTTTGAAAGAGTCCATTGGATCAATATATCTTTTAGCAATCAATTGACTTCTATTAGTAAAAACTGGGCTACTATAAACTTCTTCTATTGGTCTTTCATTTATATTATAATAAATATTTCCACCAACCATTTCAGTCAAATTATTGTAAATTTTCGCTCTGAATTGATCAGCGGTTTTATAAGTATAAATTTTATTAAGAGGTGGAATAGTTTCAGGTCTATAATTGAAAGAATAATTCATTTTATTTTTACATGATATATATATTTTAAAAATAAAAAATAAAATGTGGATGTAATCATATATGTATTTTGATGTCATATATCAAAAAAAATCTATATTTTTTTATATTATATTATTATTAAATATAAAAATAAAATGACATCTGTTTTGGAATCATATTCTTATATATTTTCATATTGGTTATTTATTTGGTATTTATTGTATATATTCGATTTGACTAAGTACAATCCAAAATTGATATTACAATTTGCTTTACTTCATAATATAATAGTTTTAATTTATCAAATATTAATGAATGAAAATATTTGTGCCAATGGAATTTTTGTTTGCGGGGTGATTTATCTAAAAGTGATTCCTCTTTATACAATTAAAGATACAAAAGTGAACTGTTATGATATAAGAGTTTCAGTTTTAGTATATTTATTATTTTTGGTATGGTTAAAAATTCGAAACAAGGATCTATTTGAATTTCAAATGGATTTAATGAGAGAATTTGTTCATACATCTGAACGAGATTCACCAACGACGATTGTTTCCAGTTTAATAAATAAGTAAATCTACAACTCTCCATCCATATATCTGTAAGGATCTAATAATAACTCCCGCTCCTCATAATCACCTTTCTCGTATCCTCCTATCTTGTAGTATTTTCGCATTATGAATTTTTTATTTAAATTTATAAATTTAAATAAAAAAAAATATTACTAAAATAAACTATTATGTCAACAGATCAAAAAAAATGGATGATTTCTTTTATAAGTGCAATTGTTTTTGTACTTGTTTCAACCCCTCAAACTTTTAAATTGACAAATGATATATTTGAAAAATACTTTTGTATTAAAACCATAGATGAATTCGAAAAACCTACATGGTCAGGAATTTTATTACATGCATTAGTTTTTATGCTAATAACAAGATTATTGATGAATTATTCAGTTGACGACTATCTTCTTAATGCATTGAAAAACAAAAAACAGTAAATAGATTATGAAAACTATATAAAATGATATGATTCAGACCCTCATATAACAAAATATTTTTATACTAACTAATCTTCAAGTATAAAAATAAAAAATAATGAAATTTAAATTTAAATTTAAATTAGTTTTAGTTTTGATATAGATTCTTTTAATAAGAATCGAATTTCCTTCATGTCATCCTTAGTAAAATCTTTTGTTTCAGATGATTTATCTAATTTTTTAACCATATTTTTAATTTTGTATTCAAACAAAGTTGTTTCTTCTTCGTAGTCATCATCCAATTCTTCAACCTTACTACTACTATTACTTAGAATGTCATCATTATTGCCACCTAATTTATTTTCCATCTTTAATTGTTCAAAAATTTTGATATTATGATTATCATCTGGAAGATTTCGAACAGCGATAGCTTTCTTACAAGCTTCATAGCCAATATCCATTTTTTTCCCTGATATAAGAGTCGCAATACTAAGTAAGTTATATCTGGTATAGTCATAAAATCCATGATTTACTAGAGTGCTTTCGTCGGTTGGTTTTTCCAAATTATATATAGTCTCAATATAAGGCACTACTTTTTCAATACAGTTGTTATCTATACTTACTTTCATGTAATAAATGAATCCATCTATTGGGGGGTTATTACATTTCACAGCTAGCTCTAAATATTTATAAACAACTTTCAGATCCATTTTACACATCATTGCACAATATCCTGCTCTTACATATGTAAATTTCTCGTCAACAGCGGCATGTGTCCCATCATTAGTTTCCAATGAAAGAACATTATATTTAAACCCGTTTTTAAAATCATCTACTGACATGTAACTTTGAGACAAAAAATAATAATTTCGTTTCGTCTTTGGCGCTTTCAATAAATTATCTATATCTTTTTGATATCTTTGTTCAGTTGACCCGCCATATTTCACTCTATCTTGAAATAAAATAAATATATCGAATAAATTTAAGTATTGTCCCACATTCAAAAATGCTTCATGAACAGGTGACGATTTATCATATCTACAATTTGAATTATTTCTAATAAATCTTAAATCATTATGATCATTGGTTTCAAGGCTACCTTTATTATTTTCATGCCATCGCTGTTTCACAAGACCATAATTAATATTTTGAGGAATAGATGATATTACCTTCAGAAACTTATTCTTTGATTTTTCACTCTTAAATTCGTCACCTGCATCCATAAGAAGTAAAAATTTCACTTTAACAGTCTCTGCAAATTCAATAGCATCGTTTCGACTTTCAGGAAATGATTTAAATACCCCTACTTTTAAATGCAATTCTTGGTTATTCGCGGAACAAGTTTCTTTCACAATTTCAATTGTTCTATCGGTGCTTCCGGTGTCAAAAATAATAACATGTTTTATGTAGTCTTTAACAGAATTAATACTTACCGAAATACTATTTTCTTCATTTTTTATCATCATAAGAACACCCACTAAATTATTGTCTGCCTTCATAGTTTTTTTTGTAAAATACTTATAAGTTTTTTAAACCGTATTTTATAAAAATATTTTTTTATCACATTGATTTACTTTTCATAACATTTGTCAAATAGTTTATTTGTCTTTTCGTCGATTCACTTGGATCTTTTTGTTCGTTTAAGTCTGTAAGTAGATCGGTCAAATCTTTCAAACTCACATCGTTCATCAATACATTTTGATAAGATCCAATATTTTTTAGAACACCTAATTTCGCCGCTTCTAATCCTTGAATGATTATCGAATCAGAATTGGTTGATCTAAAAGAAGATATTTGATTATCTAACAATGTATTAGTTTCTTGTTTAGAATCTAAATCCTTTATTATTGAAAATAAAGTCATATTTTCACCATTCACAACATATGTAGCTGGTGTGTAAGATTCAACTTCCGCAAACATTGGTATGTTTTTAAAGGATGCATAATTATTTCTATTGAACATTTTTATTATATTATTTTTTTTATTTTTTCCATTTTTTTTGTGTGAATTACAATAAATGAGTAAAAAAATATATTATGATAATTTATTCACAAGTAATTTATTCACTGGTTCAAAAGATGTTTTAAATTTAACATCAAACAATCTCACTAGTAAGCATTGGACTGACCTATCCATCGATCGACCTTATACTGGACCGAAATATCAAACCGGTTATAATACCATACCATTTAGAAAAGGTGCCTTTTTTGTTATTAAAAGTTTTACACCTGAAGAATCTGGTATTATAGTTAATTCTATTAATAAATCAGAAGATCAAACTGTTTATTTTGATCAGTACGGAAATTTATTAATTTTTGAAGCACCAATTACATCTTCACCTAAACCAAATTTAAAAATAAATTTTATAAATAAAACAGCATATCTTGGAATAAACGTGGATTATAATAATCCAAAAGGTGTTATGACTTTTACAAGTAACGAGAATCCAAATTTAATTATGTCAATGTACAACTCTTATATTTTGAATTTATTTGATAAACAAAAAGTTCAAATTTTATATAACCCTCTTCACAGAAAACCATTTAAAAAATATTATAATAGTCTTTATGTTTTATTAAATAACAATGGTTATAATAATACAAACGATCAAAACCCAGATAGTTTAGAGACTCTTGTTGATAAATATTGTGAAATGATGGCAGTGTCGAAAACAGTAAATGGTGATAGAAAATACTCTGATAAAACATGTAAATGTTTGGGAACTAATGATACTAGAACGTTTGGAGAAACTGATCTTGGATTACCAGATCCAGTTGGGGAATGCATAGATGATGCAATAGGTCATATAACAAATAATTCAATTAGAAAATCAGTTGGTTTAAATTGTGTTTGTGCCGCTAAATCATGTGAATCTAAAGATGGAAATTTTGATGGAACAAGTTCTTTCCTTCCTGATTTTAAACAACGAGTGAGAACCTTAAGCGATTGTCCAAATATTACAAACACCTTTTGTAGCACGGTTATTAAAGCCGGTGGTTCAGTTGTAGCAAATAATGCTCAATTCTCTCAATCATGTGGTGAAAATGCTGATGTTAAAAAAACAGTTGAGGACAAGGCTATTGCTGATGCTGCTGCTGCTGCTGAAGCACTAAGGTTGAAGCAACAAGCTGCTGCTGCTGAAGCACTAAGGTTGAAGAATGAGGCTGCTGCTGCTGAAGCACTAAGGTTGAAGAATGATGCTGCTGCTGCTGAAGCACTAAGGTTGAAGAATGAGGCTGCTGCTGCTGAAGCACTAAGGTTGAAGAATGATGCTGCTGCTGCTGAAGCACTAAGGTTGAAGAATGAGGCTGCTGCTGCTGAAGCACTAAGGTTGAAGAATGATGCTGCTGCTGCTGAAGCACTAAGGTTGAAGAATGATGCTGCTGCTGCTGAAGCACTAAGGTTGAAGAATGATGCTGCTGCTGCTGAAGCACTAAGGTTGAAGAATGAGGCTGCTGCCCAAACTCCTGCCCAAACTCCTGCCCAAACTCCTTCCCAAACTCCTTCCCAAACTCCTTCCCAAACTCCTTCCCAAACTCCTTCCCAAACTCCTTCCCAAACTCCTTCCCAAACTCCTGCCCAAACTCCTTCTTCACCTACACCTGCTCCAACTGAAAATAATAATTTACCTATTATTATTGGTTCTATTGGAGGTGTTATATTTTTAGCTGTTGTTGCATTTTTTCTTCTTAGAAAAAAAACAACAAAGAGCACATCTACATCCAATAAAAAATTATAAATTATAATATATAAAAAATAATATATATTATAATTTTATTGAATTACACTGAAGAATCTGCTGTTTTAGGGGGGGAGACGCTGCTATCAGGAGATTTCTTTTTTAGAAAGTGTTTTCCCGCAAAGACTATTATAACAAGAAAAATTAAACCAACTACAATAGCAATAATAGTTCCTATATCCATTCCAGCTCGATTTGCTTCAACTATACCTTTTACAGAAGAACCTTGTGCTTCTATACCAGCCTTATTTTGGTCCGAATTAGCACCTACTAACCCTTTATCGACCACCCCTTTCGAATCAATCAATCCAGAATTACTTTTATTCATGTTGGAATTAGCGTCAGCTAATTTTCCGGCATCGACGGCAACTTGATTAGCGGCGGCAGCGTTAACTCCAGCTTGACCTGCTGTAATTGCTCCTTTGTTAGCTTCACCCAAAGCTTTTATTTTTTCAGCCTCAGATTCACCAGCTGCAGAAAGAGACATTCCAGTTTGTCTTTCAAACTTTTCTTCAATTTCTTTTGAAGCCGATACTCCAGCTTCAACGGAATCTGTGAATAACATTTCAGTTAACATCGTGGCAACTGCATCTTGATCTATAACAAGATTGCGTCCGTCAAAATTGCCTAAACCTGAATATTCAATAACGATTTTATTGCCTCCTTCCAATGAAATGTTCGCTGCACTAGCTTTTTCATCAAGAGATGTAGTAGAAACCGTGTCATTTATTGTTGTATCTCTTGTAATTATATCTTTTGCCGATGGGGGAAGAGCGTCTAATTTATTGTCAGATGTTAATTTACCTTCAACAATATTATTGGCGATTTCTTTTTGCATATCTACTAAAGTTTTCTTATCTGAATCACTCAAGGATATTTTAGTTTTAACATTCGCATTAGCTTTTTGCGTTATTTTTGCACCAGATATATTCATAGTTGGAAGTTGCTGCCACAGACTCTCCAAACATTTTTCTTGAATCTTTTCTGAAGTAAACTTTGTGCAATCAGGAGGTGGAGGAGGTGTCCATCCTGGTGGAAAAACTGGTTGTATTCTTATTTCATTACCAATTTTAACATTAACTGATGACTCATATTTTCTGGATTTAAGGAAACAATTCATTTTTTTTTTCGTATTTGAAATTTTTGTTGCATTTAAAACAACTGTTCCGCACCCTTCAGATGCCATTTTTGACGCACCTTTACTAAAAGCAGCGGCTTGTTGCTCAGTCAAATTTAATTGAGATGTTTTTTGATCAGTGCTTAAATCACTTTTAGTACTACTAGTGCTATAAACATTCTGTGCCCCCGCATCTCCTAAAGACATTCCAAAAGCTGATGGACCATTCACGTATACATTAGATGTATTTCCTTCCACACTTGTATCCAATGAAGAAGACATTTTATTTGATGAACTACCTGACTGTAAATTTGAACCACTAGAGCTACTACCAGAATCAAAAAAGGTGTCAGCAGCCGTTTTACATTTTTGATCTGCACCCATTTTGTCTAACAAATCTTTCATATTTGATTGAAAATCACTTGCACCAGAAGGTGTTTCACATGGATTTTTATTTGCACTCATTTATTATATTTTTATTAAAACATACTAAAAAAATTTAATAAAAAAATATAGTTTGTTTTTTTTCCATTTACTATATTTCTGTTACGGATGACAATTTCATTTCATTATGATTATTACCATCATGTTCTTGATTTTTACGATTAATTTGATCAGCGAAAATATAATATTTTTTCGAGTTTATCATTAAATTGTTTTCATTATCGTTGACTATATCATTTTTTATTAGTTTTTGTCTAGATAATATCATTTCATTATTCTGAATTTTTTCTATTAGAATCATATCCTTTCTTGAATTTATGATTTCATTTTCGTTACTATTTTCAATTTTAGATTCTTTTGTAATTATACCAGGTAGTATATATTTAAAGTTATTTTTTATATCATTTGTTGGAGAATCACCATCTATTTCAAAATTCAACATGACTAAATTATCATTAAACTCTTTTAATCTAAACTCGTGCAAAATATTTAATTTAACCTTAACATCCATTTCATCGTTAGGATTTGTTTTAATTTCCAAGGATAATTGCGATTTAGGATTTTCATTGCTAAATAAGATATGAATTTTTTTATATTCGTCAAACGACATTTTATTATATATATTATTTTTATTTACCATGATTTTATTTTTACCATGATTTTATTTTATTTACAATGATTTTATTTTACCAGTCAAAAATATATTTGTGTAGTTTTTTTTTTAATTTTCTTTAAATAAATAAAAATGAAATCTAAAAAAGGTAGACCATCGAAAAAAAAATCTCAAGTCAAAGTTTGTAAACCAACTCAAGAAATAAATCCAGTCACGCATCGTTGTAATTTAAAATGCAAACATGGACTTGAAAGACATCCTAACGATTTTAAAAAATGCAGAAAATCTTGTGTTCTTCCACAAATTAGAAATCCTTCAACGGATAGATGTAGAAAACCAAGATCAGCCCCTGTTAAAAAAAGAAAACGATCTGTTAAGACACCAAAGAGAAATCCAGTTCGGTTAGTAAGAAAAACTAAAACACCTATGACTCAAAGAGATTGTTCGGTTTGTTTCGACCAAACTTTTACAAGAACATTTTGTACTGGTGGGAGACGTCATCCTTTATGTGTTGATTGTTATTACCGTTTATTGGGTTCAAGAATTAATTTCTGTCCAACTTGCAGAGAACAAATGACTAGACGACCAGATTTGTAATATTTTTGTTGTTTTTTATTTTATTGTAATAACATAAAAAACAAAATGAGTGATTTTATTCAAAGTATTAAGTCTGTTGAAAGCGGAATTAATGCAATTAAATTAATGAAAAACGGTTGCCATGAAAATATAAAAAAATCATTAGAAGAATTTAACACAGCTAGAAAAAATAATAAAACAGATTTTCAAAAATGTGGGAGAAATGAAGAAGGGTATAAAACTCTTCAAATTGCACAAACAAAAGATTATTATGAATTAAAACTTATTCAAATTTTCTTGTTTATTAAAAATTCACAACTTAATTTTGAAAAACTTCAACACGGATTTTCTATTGAAACAAAAAAATCTTTGACAATGAATGAATTAGAAAATGAAAAACAAAAAATTGTAGATATTTTAGAAAATTACAATTCCATTTTGAAATCAATACAAATTTTATCAATCGAAAAAGATTGTCTATCAAACTTATTTGAAGATAAAGAAAAATTTGGAGATGAAGAAAAAAGTGAAGAAGATGAAGAAAAAGATAAAAATACGACTCCTTTATTATTGAAAATGTCTGAAGAAGATCGCAGTCTTGTTGTTGGGGAAAAAAAGAATGAACTTATTTCAAAATTAATTTCGAGCGTCAATTTATGGATTTCAGAAAAAAACGATTTCAATATTACTATTAAACAACTTCAAGATTATTATTATAGTTTCGAATTTGAAAATCCCGGAAAATTATCATGTCTGACATGTCCTTCTCCAAGAGAAAGAACTCTTTCAGCTAAATCAGATTATGAAATGAGACTTTCAACTGGATCAGGTGATGAAAGAGATAGAACTCATTCAACTCTTTCAGAACAATTATTATCACCACGCACTGATGGTAAAAGAAAATCTAAAAGAAAAAGCAAAAGAAAATCTAAAAGAAAAAGTAAAAGAAAATCTAAAAGAAAAAGTAAAAGAAAATCTAAAAAAAATCTAAAATAATTCTAAAATAATTCTAAAAAAAAAGAAAAAAAGAAGAAAACTTTTTCATGATTTTTTATTGAGACTACAAAAAATTTTCCAACACACACACAAAATTTGTGTTTTTGGTTTCGTAAATATTATTCATATTACGAAACAGGTTATAAAAGACGCGTTTAATAACAAGTTGAACATCTAGTTAATTTTCATCCAATATTTCGATTTTTTTGCGTTTTTTGCGCAATCATTTGCGTTTTTTGCGCAAATTTTGAAAATTGATTGCGTTTTTTTGGCAAATTTTGGCAAAAAAACGCAAAACTATATTATGTGGTGTTTTCAAAGTCAAATTTTGTAAAAAAATGTAAAAATTTTACAAAATTGGTAAAAAAACAAAAAAAAAATAGTGATAATATTTGCCAAAATTTGCCAAAAAAACGCAAAATAATATTTTACTGTTTAAAGATAAGAAGATAAAAACAAAAATGGTAATTTGTAATTTTTGCAATAAAATATTGACTAATTCGGCGATATTAAAAACACATCAAAAAACTGCAAAATATTGTTTGGAAATCCAAGGCTTACCTATAACATTTAAATGCGATTTTTGCAACAAAAATTATTCTCAAAAAAGAGATTTGACTAGACATCATTTAACATGTGTTGAAAAAAAAATATCTGAAAAAGATCAAATTATTTCTGAAAAAGATAAGATTATTTTTGAAAAAGATAAAAATCTGGTTGCAAAAGATAAAATTCTTGAAGAAAAGCTTAGTGAAAAAGATAAAATTTTTGAAGAGAAACTAGCTGAAAAGGATGCTCGTATTAAAGAATTACAAGATCATTTAGTTGATATTATAAAAACTAGACCGCCAACTACTGTAAATAACAATAATCAACGAATAAATACAATTATAAACAATCTTCAACCTATAACAGACGAGCATTTATTAGAACAATCGAAATATTTGACGATAGATCATATCAAAGAAGGTGTTGATGGTTATGTAAAATATGCTTTAGAATATCCTTTCAAAGATCGTATTGTATGTGTAGATTATTCTAGGAAGAAAATTAAGTATAAAGATCAGGATAATAATATAATTGAAGATCCAGAAATGTTGAAGTTGTCTAGGAAATTTTTTCAAGCGATAGAAGGGAAAAATACTGAGATAATAGAAAATCAGTTGCAAATTTTGCATGAACAATTGGAAGAACTGAATAATGATTCGAATAATGAAATGGATGAAGATGAAACACTTATATTTCAAAATAATTCTGAAAGACTGACGAATAAAATATTTTCATATAGAGATAATAGAATAGATATTATGGATGCCTCTAAAGGACAAAAATCCGAGATATGTTCAGGCTTCATTAAGAATATTTGTGCAAAAGTTTTAAAACATTGATTTAATTAATTCCTATTTAAAGACAAGAGATTATATATTTGGAGATGACATTTCAAAAGAAATTGTCGAAATTGCCTTGTTAACTCAGTTCGGTAGAGTGATTGCCTTTTACCTTCAAAAGAAGGGAGCAAGCAATTGGTCACGGGTTCGAGCCCCGTACAAGGTTTGAGATCCCCTTCTAGTAAATAGAATGGAATCTTCCTAAATTCAGCTAAAAAAAAGTATTATTCTCTTTGTGAACTGATGAATATCGAGTACAAAATAGTAGAAATGATCCAATAGTCCAAAATATGGAAATATGTGGTGAAGAAGAAGAAGAGAATATGAAGAAGAAGAAGAAAGGAAAAAGCTAAATGGTAAATATGAGTGAGTGACGTGTCATGAATGTAATATATCTGATAAAAGAGCGAAGAATTGTGTTGCCTGAGCTCAGAAGCTGAGTCGTAAAGTAAAACAAAGACCGACACGTGAACAATGAGTATGGTAGATATAGGAAAAAAATATGGTGTGTCAGATAATTGTATTCGTAAGTGGATAAAAAATTCATAAAAAATATAAAGTTTTCTTAACCAACTAAGCTATAAAAATGGTTAAGAAACTAAACAAATGAAAATATGATTACAATTAAGTATTAAAAAAATAAAAATAAAAATGTGTAAATGAACATTTTTATTAAATTTTTTATGTTATGTAAAATAAAAAATGTCAACATTCAAACTCGATTATTCAAATATCACTGCAGATGAAAATTTGAACAAACTTCGTCAATCTAAGCATATGGGAATGAAAAATTTAACAGTTTCAAATGATTTTGGGGTAGGAAAAATTAAATTTAGTGAAGGTCACGTTACAACTAGTGATTCAAAAGATCCAGTAATTTATTTTGACGACCAAGTAAATATATTACAATCAGCTTATACTGATGATCAAGATGTCATCAATACCGATAAAAATACAAGTTTCGTGGATTACAGAAATCTTTCGAAAACATACTATACTAAAATAGGAGGAAGTCAAAATGAATATATTTATAAAAATAACAAATGTATAGATAAGGATAATAACTTATATGTTGTATTTGATTCTGGTAGCGACCTCGTGAATATATATGATTCAACAAATAATGATGTTCCAGTTGCTGATTTAGTGACATCTACCGATCCTTCAGATATTGGCACAGTTATTGTTAAATATAATCATTTAGGAGAATTTCAATGGTCAACACATATTGGTGGATATTATGCCAAATATTATCCGTCTTTAGTTTGTGATAATGACGGAAATGTAATTGTTAGTTTTGGTAATGATAATGATGGTGATAACAATGTCTTAATATATGACACAACTGATAATTACAATCCAGTGTCAACAATAACTGATGCAGCCGATTATAGTTCTATTATAGTAAAATATGATACAAACGGAGTATTTCAGTGGACAGTTCACGTAGATGGAGTTTATGATGGTGGTTCCGATGTGCTTCCAAGAATTTCATGTGATGTTTCCGGAAATGTCTTTTTGGCTAATACATTACTTGCAAGACAATTGAAAATATATGATAAGACACCTGAAGAATATATTCCTCATCCAGACGATTTCTTTTGTGTGGTAATAGACCATTTTCATACAGGACATACAAGGTTTTCCCAGCCAATTTTTACATATAATACTGGTTTGAGTAATTATAATTATGTGACAATAAAATTTGATAAGGAAGGAAAGTTGAAATGGGTAAATCATGTAGAATTGACAGGTGGTTCAGACTACGATCCTCAATGTTTTATTGATAATGATATTGATGGTAATGTTATATTAACAGGAAACTTTTCAGAAGGTAATTTGAATGTATGGAATCCGTTGAATACAGCACTAGTAGTTCCAGATGCCACTTTAGCAATATCGGAAGATAGTTACGGAAATGATAATATATTTATAATCAAATTTGATCCAAATGGAAGTGTAATTTGGTGTACTAAAGTAGCCGCAGATGATGATGATGTAACACATGTTAACACTATCACTGATTCTGAAGATAATATTTATTGCACTTTTAGATCTAGAGATAACAGAACTTATTTATTCGATACTACAAATACTACTAGCCCTGTTAAGACTATCAACGCAAAAGAAGGTAATAGAGGTTTATTATTGGTTAAATATAATAAAGACGGAGTGCTTGTATGGTCAACCATAGTAGATGGTTACTCAAGTAAATATGACCCATGTGTGGTAATAGATAATAGATACATTAAAGGTTCTGAAAATTCAAATATATACCTAGTGGGAGAATATTATGGAAATATAAATTTTTATAACTCAAATAATGAATCATATATTGCATATACTTTACCTTATGATGTAATTAATGATTCATCACATGGATTCATATCATGTTTTGATCAAGATGGTAAATTTTCATGGGCAACGAGAGCTTTAAGCTCTGCAACTAATGATGAAGATTATGCCTATGTATTCAATTTAGCAGTTGCCGCAGATAAGGATGGTCATGTTTATTTGATGGGATGTTACGAATATCAGTTAAATATCTACGATGCCCAAAATAATGATAAACCTGTTGCGACTTTAACAAAAGCAAATAGTGAAACATATCAAGCTGATATATTTATTATTAAATATAATAGATATGGATTATTAAATACATCGAATCCTAAATTGCTGTATATCGAAGATAATTCAGATCTTCCTGATAGTTTTTGTAAAGAAGTCATTCTTACTAACAATGACCATAACGGAATAGTGAATCTTCAAATTTTACATAGAGAAAATTATGGATATTCAGTTCGTAGAAATGTTCTAATTACAGAAGCCATAGAACTTATTACTAAAGATGGTATTTGGATTCCGAAAATTATAGCTGATCAATATGAATATGTAAACGATTTGGATGTTATAGACACAAATACGAAAACAAGTTTTGTGAATTACCAAAATCTTCAAAACACTTTCTATACGAGAATAGGAGGAGGTGGTAATGATTTGAATCCTCAAATGTATTTAGATAAGCATGATAATGTTTATTTAGCGGGGGTTTACGAAAGTTCGGAATTAGGAATTTATGATTTTACAAATAACACAGTTCCCGTTGGTAGTTTATTACTTGATGGCGATCAATCATTATTTTTGACTAAATATGATCAATCAGGTGTTAATAAATGGTATACTAGAATAGGAGGATATGAAACAAAATCAGAACCGAGTGTTTTTGTAAATGGAAATGGGGATTTGTTTATTACTATGCAAAGTTCCGATGACGGAGACGTGAATTTTTATGATGTGAATAATCAACAAAATCCAGTTAAAACATTATCGGGAACGAATTCTGGTGAGTCTTATACCATTTTTGTAAAATATAATAATAAAGGAGAATTTCAATGGAATATTCGTGTGATTGCTTTAATAGGAGAAAGTGATAGTTTCACATCAACCGCTGTAGTAACCGGTGATTTAGAAGGAAATTTAATTATTAGTGGATATTTTGACGGAGATTCTATTTTAGTTCTTGATACTGGTGACGATGAAGTTCCGGTCAAAGTATTCACTCGTTCTGGAGACGGAGGCCCAGGTGCTTACTTTATTTTAAAGTTCGATTACACGGGTAAATTTTTATGGGTAAATCATTTAGAAGGCGGATTGATTCCAAATAATCAAATATTTGATCTTTATCCAGACTTATTTAAGATTATTCAAACAAATTTAAATACCGATTCTTATGGAAATATATTTTTAACTTCCACTTTTTATATCGCTGTTACCGTGTATAATCCAAATAGTACAGCACCCGTTGCGTCATTGTTTACCGAAGAAGGATTCAATATCGGTTTATTTTCTATTAAATATAATAGTTCTGGAGAGTATATATGGCATAATAGTATTTCATCAAATGCTGATTTTGAATTTGAAATGTTTTCCGGTATTATTGAATCTTCTAGTTGCGTAGATGCGGATGGAAATTTGTACGTATCGTTTTCAAATCGTTATGTCTTTGATTATTCAATTTTTGACACACGAGTTGTTTCTCAACCAGTGTACGTATTTAGCAACGACGAATTTTTGAATGATAGTTTTGTATCTATCGTAAAATTTAATCATGATGGAATATATCAATGGAATAATGTCATCAATGCTGGAGAGATTGAATCTGGCGACGATTTAGTTTTTCGTCCAGTAATTACATGTGACAATAATTATTTAATAGGACAATATAATCCGAATATTTATGTTCATTTTAACGGATATGTAGATAATTATAGAGGTGGTTTTAATTTTTACAACGCTAGTTCTATTACAGTTTTGCCGTCACCTATAGCTTATACTTTACCAAGTAAAGATTATTGGATGGGAGAGACTACAACCCATTCAATCTTATGTAAATATGATTCCAACGGTAATTTCCAATGGGCAACTACTGCTGCTGGATATTCAAGTCAGTTTGATATTTCAGCTGTTAATGTTCAAGTTGATAGATCGGGTCATGTGTATATAAGTGGTTCTTATTATGATGAAGACACATTATATATATGGGATGTTTCAACAAATGGAATCGACGATGATGAAGTTGGTTATTTGGATAATATCAATAACTTTGATTGTTTTTTAATTAAATATAATAGATATGGATTGATTAATGGGAATAATACACACCCAGATATTTATTTAGAAGATGTGCCAAATATTCCAAATGCGTTTGAAAAATCTATCGTTATAACTCATAACACTAATAATGGACCAGTGAATTGTCATATTATGGAAAAAGTTGCATCAGGATATGGTTATAATTTTAGAAAAACAATTACATTAACTGATAGTTTAGATTTAGTTAGTAATAATGGTATCTGGATTCCCAAGATTCAAGCTGAACAAATTAGTATTAGTAGTGAAGTGGATGTAATAGATCTTAATACGAAATTAAGTATGTTAAATTATGATGATTTAAACTATCTGTCATGGTCAACTACAATTTCAGGTGATGGTAATGAACAGAACCTTCGTTTAAGTTGTGATAAAAATGATAATATCTATGCAGTATGTAGTTTCGATAGTGACAATTTACAGGCGTATTATTACTTTAATTCTAATTATGAGATCTTGAATAGATATTCGACAAGTAGAGATGTTGCTATAATTAAATATTTATCTAATGGAGTGATTGATTGGGCGACTAAAATAGGATTCGATGATACCTTCACTGGATCCCCATCTATTTATACAGACGCAGAAGGTAATAGTTATGTGACTGTAGTCAAAACTAGTAGTGGAGGTTTCTCAAATCTTTATATTTTCGATACTAGAAATAATAGTTCTATTTATAAAACTGTTACTTTAACAAGTAATGGTGCATCTCTTATAAAATACGACAAAGATGGTGTCTACTTATGGGATATACGCATAAATGCGCATTTTACTGACGGTTTTGGAACGTATGGAACTAAAGCTGTTGCGGACAAAAATGGAAATGTTTATATGGCCGGTTTTATTATTGATTCCAGCGGTGTTAAAATAATTGATACTTCGGATAGTGTAATGGATGAATTAGGCGGCAGTGATGGTATGTTTATTGTTAAATTTGACAAAACCGGTAAATATGTTTGGAGTATTCCATTATATAGTGGAATTAATACAGATGCTTTTTTGTCCATTGTTTGTGATCAAGAAGGAAATGTAACAATTTCAGGTACACAATTTGATACAATTACTGTTTATAATCGTATTGGTAATGCTATTAGAAATTATGGTGATATTAACAGAATATCTGTATCTACTACTAATATTTTCATGGTTAAATACGACACCGATGGTAAATGTTTATGGACTAATCGATTGGGTTCTTCTAACTCGGGTGAATCTTATCTACCTTCAAGTGCTGTTGATTCATACGGAAATTATTATTTAGCAGTTCAAATGGCTGGAACCGATGCTTATATTTTTGATACAAGAAATGTAGATGATGTACGATATACTATTCCAATTCCAACTAATGGAACAGAAAATACATTTTTCGCTAAATATAATAAAAATGGTATTGTTCAATGGTATAATTTCGTTTCCGGATATTCAACAACTCCTAATATTTGTGTTGATAATAGATTTGTGCGAGGAAACAATAGAAATAGTGTCTATTTAAACGGATCATTTTCTGGAACCGGAGAACCTGGGATTATTACTATTTACAATAGTGGTAGTAATGGTGGTTGGCCATATTCGACATCAACTTTAACTACAAATAATTTTGATTCATTTCTTATCAAATTTTTCGATGATGGTTATTTAGATTGGTGTAGTAAAGTTTCTGGTTCAGACGAATCTGCTGAAAATTCAAGTGTAGTTGCAACTAATGATGGACATGTATATTTTGGAGGGGAATTTAATTCAGATTTCATAAATGTTTATCAAGGATCGACATTAACTATGAATCCAAATGATGATATTGCATTGACTATCAATAATGAAAGTGAATCTAACACATATGATATTTTCTTGATTAAATATAATCGATATGGAACTGTGAATAATGGTGACTATAGATTTGGTAGAGAAATTTATTTAGAAAATAACGATTCCATACCTGACGGAACTGAAAAAACAATCGTTATTAGAAATAATGGAGAATCTAATGGTTTTCGTGAAAATGTGTGTTTGATTATTCTACAATTTAATAATCCTGGTTATTATTCTTTTAGAAATCTTTGGTTTTCCGAAGGTGTATCGTTGATTAGTTATGGTGGACAATGGTTCGTTAAATCTAGTTCAAATGATGTATTACCTAAACGATCCATAATAATGTGGGGTGGAAATCAAACTAATATTCCTTTAGGTTGGAGACTTTGCGATGGTGGAAGTTTAAATGGAGTATCAACACCCGATCTTCGAGGTCGTTTTGTTCTTGGATATAATCCTGATTTATCTGTTACTAATGGAACCTCTGTAAGTGGTGGTAATACTAATATTGGGACAGGCGCAAGAGTTGGCACAAATTTGTCTGGAACTGTTGGTTCTGTTGGTGGTGAAGTTCTACATACGCTCACTAATTATGAAATGCCAATACATAACCATGGTGGTAATACAGGAGAAGCAGGGTTTGGATCTAGTACCGTTGATGCTGCAGTAAGTTTAACAACAAATCCAGCTGTCTATGGAAGCGGAACACATTCTCATTCTATTAGTAATGATGGTGGAGGACAACCACATAATGTTATTCCGCCGTTTTATGTTTTGGCTTATATTATGAAATGCTTCTAGAATCAATATTATAATTTTTTTTAAACCTATTAAAATGTTTAAAAAATATAAAAAAAAACTTGATTTAAAGACTACTTATTATATAAATATATACAAATAAAATGATGTTTGAAAAAATAATTTTTCTCAGCACGTGTTTAGTTTCTGTTTTATCTGATAAATGTTTTACACAAAATGATATTAATGGAAGTGATAAATTGTTTACATATAAAGGCGATGTTTATAATATGACTGGATATAATCATCCAGGAGGAAAAAATAGTTTGACAAAATTAGCGGGTAATGATTTATCTGAGTTTGTCAATTCAAATTCAGACAGTTTTCATTTAAGTTCTCAAAATTTTTATAATGATTTAGATAATATGTATGTGGGACAACTAGAAAAAACATGTTCAGATAATACTACTACAACGACGACAGATTCTCCTACGACAGATTCTCCTTCTACAGATTCTCCTTCTACAGATTCTCCTTCTACATCTAAATCTACATCTAAATCTACATCTACATCTACATCCACATCCACATCTGAATCCACATCCACATCTACATCTACATCTAAAAATTCTACTAAAGATTCTACTACATCTATACATATTACAACCATATCTGCGATAACAGATATACCTACAACAATATATATACCCAAAATAGTTAATTCTTCTTGTAAAATTACATCTTATGTTTTGTTTGCGACATTTTTATTAATTTTTAATACTATTTATAACATTTAACATCCACATCATTTTGTTGAACGTATAAATTTATTTTATATCCAATTATCCAATTATGTGTTTTTTATTTTAAATTTATGAAATAAAAAATATTTAAAAATAATAAAATGAAGAAGAATTATTTCGGAACTCAGAACAAAACTAATAAAAGTGATAAAATGTTGAAAACGATATTAAAACCACCTCCAAAAAAAATAGTTGAAAAGAAGAAGAAGAAACAGTCAGTTGCAGTTTTAATAAAAAAGAATGCTACTATTGAATCTTTAATTCCAATTAATTATGAGAGGACTAAATTATCTAAAGATGAATTTATTGAGTTGTTTAGAAATATATCTAATATGAAAAATAAAAAAATAGAAGATATTCAAATAGTTATAGATTCTCTTGTTTCAAAAGATAATGATAATTCTTATGAATCAGAAATTTTAAAGTATATAGAGCAAAATTACACATATTTTGAAATAAAATTCATCGCTTCTAAGTTTATTGTAAGTAATATTCCCACACTTGGTTTATTTTTTGAAAAATTTGGAAGAAACAAAGATTCGTTGAAAGAAGAAATTACAATAACAAAATTTATAAAAAAGTTTGATGTGACAAGTGAAAAATATATAAAAGAATTGAAAGAATTTGGTGAAAAAAATATATCTCATCAACGTTTATTCAATGAAATGGCTGTTGAATTGAATATAGATTTAATAGTTGCATTGTTTAACGGCTATTTAAATCAAGGAGATTATGATTTTCGCAATTATTATTCAAAAGTTTTTGTTATAGAATACAAGAAACAAATCGCTGATTTTGAAAAAGAAAAAGAACAAAATAAGGATAGAGATAATCTAAATTTTTTGCAAAGAATGCAGCGTTCTCAATCAATTAAAAAACAGGATATTAAATCTGAAAAATATAATTCTTGTAAAAATGTTTATAAACAAATTCCATGGATTCCTGGAAATATTATTACAAAAATTTGTGTGAACAAACCAATTTTAAATGAAAAAGAAAGCTCGAAGACTTATTTCGAAGATTATGTTATAGAGTCTTCAAAATTCTTTTTTAAAGATGAAGAATGGTATGAAGTATCTGAAAATTATTTTCAATTACAATGTGATGATTCAATTAGAAAAAATCAAAAAAACAATATATTGTATTTTTTTGATTCAAATGGTGAACTATTAATAGCTTTAAAAATCGGGTTTGGAAATTCTAATAATGATTTCATAATTCAAAATGAAGATATATATAATTCAGAAAGAAGTTTTTTTGCAAATTTAAATAATAATCTAAATGAAATAACAGTGAATCAAATTTTAGATGGATTTTTAGACAAAGAAATTTTCAATATTGGAAAACAGTTTTTTTTTAGTGCCATTTCAACAATTTCATCTTCTTCTAAATATAATGGTGATTTTGATGCTTTGTCTAATTGTTCTAGTGTTAGAGAATTTGCTAAATATTTAGGTGAAGTTGTTATTTATTTTGATTTAGACGATATTTGTGATTCCATATTCAAAAAACGAATTCAAAAAGAATATTACAATAGAAATGTTTTATTTAATCTTCCAATGCATGAAAAACTTCCTGAAATATTATGCAACGATGATGATGAGAATTACAAATCTTTTGTTTTGAATTATGTGAATAGTAAAATAAATAATTTCATATATAGATTTGGTGAAAATGTTTATATAATTCAAAATAGATTCACTAAAGAATATAAAAGAAAAATATTCCCTAATGAAGATTCTAAAATATCTATTGATTATAAATCTGTAAATAAATTATGCGATGCAACATTAAATATTTTGCCTGAAAATTTAATAGTATATCAAAATCAAAATCAAAATCAAAAAACAAAGTGTTTCGTTATCAAAGATTTAATTAATAGTATAAAAAATAATGAATTTAATGATCGATTGTTTTCCAAGCATATTTCGAGAATATATGATTTTGATCAGATTTTAAATCCTAAAATTGTAAGTGATAAATTTCCTCTAGTAAACATGATAGTTCAGGATATTTTAAATTTGGATGATTCTCTAAATAAATATGATTTAGAAGTAAATTTAGGTCTTTTGACTTCAGATAAACAAGACGAAGAAGTTGAAGAAAATGAAGATGATAACGAAGAAGAAGATGAAGAAGAAAATATGTTGAAAAAGGGAAAAGAATTGACGGTTCTAAACGAAGAAGAAGACGAAGGCGAAGAAGGCGAAGAAGAAAAGGAAGAAGGAGAAGGCGAAGAAGAAGAAGATGACGAAGAAGAAGGAGAAGAAAAGGAAGAAGGAGATGAAGAAGAAGGAGAAGAAAGTGAAGATGACGAAGAAGAAGGAGAAGAAAAGGAAGAAGGAGATGAAGAAGACGAAGAAGAAGACGAAGAAGAAAGTGAAAAATCTTCTTCAGATGATGAAGTCAGTGAAAAAGAAGAAGAAGAAGATGACGAAGTAAGTGAAGATGACAGCACCGGCGATGATGATTCTTCAGTAAGTGAAAATGAAGAACCTGACGAAGAAGAAGAAGTTAATGAAGATGAAGATGATTCATCATCAGATGAAGAAGAAATTGAAATATTTGAAAAGGAAAAATTAAAAACATCTAACAAATTCAATGATTATAGTGGTATCAGTGAAACACTTGATTCAAATGAAAAATATTCAATAGAACGAAATTTTGTAAAAGGAAATGGTGATTGTTTTTTTAGATCGTTATACCTGTCTATTATCTATAATAATCCGAAAAATTTTAAATTAATTCCTAAAGAATTACGACCAAATAAATTAGTTTGTGATAAAAATAATTTTAAAGATGTCGATGAATTTTCAAAGAAATCTCGTCAATATATATCAGATAACTATGATGACATTTTAAATAATATCATTGAAATAGGAAGTATTATGTCAGATAAAGAAATTTATCCTAATTCAGAAGATGCTATTTTTGGAGAAGCCGGAAAATGTTATATAAAATTTCGAGGTTCCAAAAATTTTAAAAAGAATGAAATAATTGTTGTGAAACATAATGGTGAATGGAAAAATGGGAAAATTTTGAAAATAAAAAAAGTTGATTCAGATGATGAAGATGAAAAAATATATAAAATTCAACTAGAAGAAACAGATGAAATATTAAAAAATATTTTGTCTGTAAACATAATGAAAAAAGATAGTATAGATAATTTTTTCAAGTGTGCAAAGAAACAAATTTTAAGTAAGAAAATATATCCCACACATGGTGAAATTGAATTAATAACCAATCTTTTGAATGAAAATTTTGAAATTAAAAATGTAATGTTACCGAAATTATACAATATAAAAGACATAAATGATAAAATCAAAAATGATATTGATATCAAGGATATCTTAGACAAAAATAAGAATATTAAGAATAGCTTTGATATCGGTGATAAGGTTTATTTTAGAAAAGGTTATAATAAAGGTGTTATTGTTAAAGATAATGGTGATGAAACCTATGAAATAAAGAAAAAAAATGACGAAATAATTGTCACCGAGAAATTAAGAAATATTTTAAATCGTAAAAAAGAAAGCTTGAGTTCTTATAATGAAAAAGATAAAATTTTATTTCGAAGTCCTTTTAAAAAAGGTGTAATTAAAAGTATTAATGATGACAGTACAATGAGTAAAAATTTAATGGAAGGAAGTAAAAAGAAAATTTCTAGTGAAATTGAAATGTATGAAGAAAATAAAGATGAAAATAAAATTCAAATATATTTATTGACTGATAACTCTCATTATAATTTTTTGTCATTAGAAAAAGATGAATTAGAAATGCTTGAACTAAATAAAGATGGAAATTTCACAGACAATCTATTAAATTATTTAAATAAAAGGGATGGCGGTGATTATGATTCATCTGAATTCAGCGATGGAGGTTGTGATTGCGATGAAAATGGAGATAAAGATGAATATGATGGTGGATGTCCATGTGAAATAGATGAAGATGGGGGAGGATGCGAATGCAGTGATAAAGGTGAAGATGGAGGTAGATGTCCATGTGAAATAGATGAAGATGGAGGAGGATGCGAATGCGGTGAAGGCGAAGACGGTTCAAATAAACCTAGAAAATATTGTGAGAAATGTCAGAAAAAACTGTCATCTAAATTTTTCAAAAGTAAGAATTTCAATAAAAATATTAAAAAAATAGAAACAATTTATTTTTGTGGTATAGATTGTTTCAAAGATTTTGAAACGTGGAGGAAATAAATATAATATGTGTAAAAAACAAAACATGCATTAAAAAATAAAAAATAAAAATAAAAAAAATATTTAATATAAAAATAGGTAATGAGAAGAAAGCAAAATTACTTAGAAAAATCGAAAAAAATCTTGAATAGTATTAGCTTTTCAACCAAGATAGTTTTAGCATTAATATTCATGTTATTTTTTCTTGATATTTTTGATTTCAAAATAAATTTGATAATTTTGTTATTTAGTTTATTAATTATAAATATTCTTTATTATAATCAAAAGATTAGAATGATAGAATACAACACAACTCAATCACATAATAATAATTCAAATATGGTAAATAATAATGATACTGTTGAAAATTTCGAATTCAATGTAGTTGAAAATGAAAAAAAATATAGTGAAACTAATCCTTATTGCAAACCATATTCCGCTAGAATAAATTATCATTGCAAAAGCAAAGACACTACTAACAGAGTTAATTACCTCAATGATCAAATACTTAAAAATCTAAGATCAGATTTGAGTTCTGGTGATACATCATCAATGTATTTCCATGAAAATTTGAAAAAAAAGAAATATGGAAATACAAATTTTTACAGTAAGACGGCGAATCAAACTCTTCTTGGTGGACCGAATCCGAAAACGTTAATCCCACCTATTATGGCACCTCGAATGACTGACTTGGAATATTGGAGAATGAATGATGAACTAACACCTGAAATTATCAATGATGAAAAGGAGAGATACGAATTTGAAAGTGGGTATGATGTTACATATCAACCGCATGAAAATTATTCTGCTCCTCCTAAATCTAATCTCGTTCCTTATAAAAGACGTAAGAAAGCAAAAACAAATCAACCAAATTATTCTTTTGAAAAAAATGTAGATGGAACTTATGATTCTATAGAAAATTTCCCTTATGAAACAAATAATTATTATAAAAAAGATCTTCGGGATACCGAGCATCTTTTATTCAATAAACCATTCAGTAATAATGTGTTATTCAAAAATAGATACAATCCCAATTTATTTACGGAAACCATAACACCGGGCTCTTATCATATTAATGATAGAAATGAACCAATAAATTCTATGATGGGTGTGAGCTATCCTCAACAATTTGAAGAAAGTAATTATGAAGAGATTGAACCTTACGAAGATGTAAATGTGTCTAATACATATGACCCTAGATTTAATGGTTATGGAACTTCATATAGATCTTATGTAGATGAAAATCTTGGACAACCCAGATTTTATTATGATGATGTGAATGCGATTAAAATGCCGAACTATATTACAAGGAATGCGATCGATGTGACATCTTTTGGAGATTCTTATGGGCCTCTAAAAAAACATAATCCTTATACAGCAAATATTCATAAACTAGCTGATGAAGATTACACAAATTCAATGATAACTTTCAGAACAGAAATGCAAGAAAGACTCATGAGAAAACGAAATGCTGAAAGATGGCAACAGCGTCAATACCCTATATCAAGAAATGGACAGAGAATGTTGAAATAATTTTATAAAAGTTTTTTTTATTTATGTTATGTAAATAAAAAAAAGAAATGACGCCAAAAGAAAACATATTGGTCGGATTTATTGTAGTTTTAGTTGTAATTATTGTAGGTTTATCAATAGGTTTATCAATGGCATCAGCCGGAGTTTCAAATAACAAAACTGATAATTGTGGGGGTGAAATAGCATCAGCGGTAGTTTCAAATACAATGTCCGCAAATAAAAATACGATTGATTATAAAAAATTGTGTTATTATTTATTAGCATCGGAATTTCAGAAAGATAATTCGGTCAGCGCTGCAGATAAAACTGTATTAAAAACATATTTTGAAAAAAATTATGGAAAAGATCTTGATTTATATTTTATTAGAGATGCTTACATACCATTAATTAAAGAGTTTACTAACGATACGAAAATATCATATAAGACATTTAAAGCATTTGAGGATATAATCTTAGAAGGAATAAAACAAAAAGAAAAAAAATAGATGACGACAGACTTCAACAAAATAATAAGTGATATACAACCTTTATATAACGAATTAAATTCTGGGTATAGTAAATCATATCTTAAAGGTAGTTCATGGTATGTTGGAGATGATTTGAAAAAATGGTGGGAAAATTGCAATGTTAGGTATTTTCAAAAAAATAGACAAAAACTTGTTGATATTGTTGAAATTCTTTCGATATATAAAAATAAATTATAAAAATAATCCTAAATTTATATTATTAATTAGTTCATTACGAAACATTTGGTTTTACAAATTGGACAGAAATCATTGACCTTTAACCAATTCTCAATATTTTCTTTAGAAAAGACGTGAAAACAATTTGTGACAACTGCTGTTTCTTTACTAATTTCTTCCAGACTTATTGGACATATCGATTTCTTACTTATTTCATTATTGACTATTAAATCAATGATTTCCTTATTTGGTCGAACAACTTCCATTTTTTTTGGTTGCTCAGGTTCAGACCCAGGAGACCTTCTTAAAATTTGAACGAAACCTCGTTCTCTTTCTAAACGTTCTTCTGTTAAACGTTCTTCTTCATATATTTCATTTTGTAATTGAATTCTTCTTACTCTATCATGACGGGTTTCAAAAAGTTCATTTACCAAAAGATGTTGCAAATGAAAATGTATTGCCCCTTTTGTTATCAAAAACTTAGCAACTGGTTTATGACCAAACTCTATTGCATAATTTAATGGAGTTTTTCCAAATCTATCTCGTATTTCCAGATCTTCTCGACCTTTTGAAATCATAAGGCGAACTATAGAAAAGAATCCATTCATACACGCGATATGCATGGCTGTTTGGGAATCGTGTGTAGATACAATAGTTCTATCTATTCCTAAATTCAGAAGTGACTCAACAACAAGATACTTCCTTTGTATAACAGCCAAATGAAGCAATGATAATCCAGAATCATAAGTCGAATTTAATCTAGTAAACCCATTTGATATGGAATTAACCACATCGATAAGTCTAAATCCTTCAGTATAACCATTGATCGGTCGTCTGAGAGGTCTAAATACACTCATTATATTTGAGAAAGGTGAAAAATGACACTTTTTTTTTTTGAAAAATCAATTTTTTTCAAAAACTTTTTTACTTTTTTACTTCTTTTTTGAGCTGCGCTTTTTACTTCTTCTTTTTGAGCTGCGCTTTTTACTTCTTCTTTTTGAACGACGCTTTTTCTTGCTTTTTCCCTTATCTGGTCCTTTTTTTGGTTCTTTTGGTTCTTTTGGTTCTTTTGGTTCTTTTAGTATAATTCTTCCTTTTCCTGGTATATATGATGATACTGGTGGTGATAAAAATGTTAATCCTTCTCTTTCTCTTTCTCTTTCTCTTTCTCTTTCTCTTTCTCTTTCTCTTTCTCTTGCTGTTTCTCTTGCTGTTGCTCTTTCTCCTCTTGCTGTTTGTAATTCGACTTCTTCTTTTTTTGGTGTAATTCTTCCTTTTCCTGGTATATATGATGATACTGGTGGTGATAAAAATTTTAATATTTCTCTTTCTCTTTCTTCTCTTGCTGTTTCTCTTGCTGTTGCTCTTTCTCCTCTTGCTGTTTGTAATTCGACTTTTTCTTCTTTTGCTTGTTTTTTTGGTGTAATTCTTCCTTTTCCTGGTATATATGATGTTTCTCTTTCTCTTTCTTCTCTATAAAGAGCAAGAGATCTTTCTAGAGTAGACAGCAGAGAAAGAGAAGGAGGAGGTTCTCTTTCTCTTTCTCTTTCTGTTGCTCTTTCTCTTGCTCTTTCTCTTTCTCTTTCTTCTCTTTCTCCTCTTTCTCTTTCTTCTCTTGCTCTTTCTATTCTTGCTTTTTCTTCTCTGTCTCCTCTAGAAAGAGGAGGAGTAGAACTTTCTCTTTCTCTTGCTCTTTCAGATAATGCTGTTTGTAATTCGACTTCTTTTTCTCTTTCTTCTCTTTCTCTTTCTCTTGCTCTTTCTTCTCTTTCTATTCTTGCTTTTTCTTCTCTGTTGGGATCTAGAGCTATAAATCGAGGCTTGAACTTGTGCATATTCTCTTTGTAGATTGTCTCCAAAGATTCATACAGTTTCAAGGGGTCGCTGCTGTATTTCCCTGCGAGTTTGGCGCAGTTTTCATCCGTCGCTTTCTCTGGCTTTTTTAGTTCTGCATAGAGCTCCATCAAAAGAGCTTTCAAAGTGCCAGCGTTGTCTGTAGCGTTTGCACCAAACCACCCACTGCCTCCACTGGTGTTTTTTATAAGAGCAAAGTCTCCTCTTGATAACTTGTTAATATCATTATCTGAAATATATTCACTCTCATTTTTTAATCGATATTTAATTGCCACAGGATCACCTCTATATATTTGTTCAACCTTCTCCTCCTCCCTTGCCTTCTCCTCCTCCTCATCCCTTGCCATCCTCCTTTCCATCCTTACCCCAATGGGGTCCGGTGGGTCTACTTCATATTCTTCATTGGCTTTTGAAAATTTGACTTTCTTCTTCTTCATTTGTTTTTATTATTATATAATAAAAAAATAAAAAAAAAATGTGATTCTGGTAAATTATTTTTCTAATAATAAATCCTAAATATAAATGCTTATCAAATTCCATCTGACATAATCGCAAAAATTATGATTCACTAGAGTTGATTCGAATGTTTTTTTAGTCAAATAAAAATCTTTTTGAATTTACTGGACTGCTTTTTCAATGCAAATCGGTTCAATACTTACTTTCAAAATATAAACAAACCCATCAATGGGAGCATCCTTGAGTGATATTATATATAATTTTATAATTTATTTATAGCATGCTATCGAAATTTGCAGGTGTATATTTGATAGATTTTAGTGCCTTATCGGTCGACTTGTTATAAACCACCCAATGTTCATCATCATCAGGAGATTTTCTATAATCAGGTGAATCATATCTTTCATCATTATCTTTATACCATTGAACTGTTTCAATAGCTTCTTGCTCTGACTTGCAAAATTTTGTCATATTAGAATTGTGAACTATATCAAATGATTTATCTAAATCAATTCCAAGTTCTATACCCATTCCATATGTTACATAAAGTATATCAGATAATGCATCAATTATTTCTTTTAAATTATTTTCTCTAACAGCATCTTCTAATTCAGATAGCTCTTCCTTTATTAAATCAACTCTTAATTTAACTCTATCGGGTTTCTCTAGAACATAATTTTTCTGAATCTCATCATTAAAAGGATGTCCTGCACATTTATGAAAATCTATGACTTTTTGATATTGAGATTTGGTTTCTTGATTCATAATATATATAATAGTTTTTAGTTTTTAAATTAGATTTATAAGAAAAATTATATTTTTGGTTCAGTTACTTGCCGAAACGACGCTATTTTCAGTTATCAATTCATCTATACCCATTTCTATTTCTTCCATTTTGTTATTTTTCTAAATAACAAAAAAAATATCTTTAACTTAAAATTTAATTTTTACCTATCACAAAAATTCCAATACCATTCCACCATCCTTGTTTGCCATTGTCATCATAGTGAGGTTGTTCTGTTATGATTTCATACTTAAATTTTATATTTGTATTTAAGTCTTTGAATGCATCCATTGTTCCATTTCTTACGTCTTCCCAACTCCAATCGTCTATCATAACTATACAGTTTTCCTCTAGTAATGGATAATAATATTTTATAGCATTGTAATGATCTTCATATTCGTGAGGTCCATCATAAAGATAAGTATTAACCGTTTGTAAACCAGCTAAATTAATATCCCAGCAATTTTCATCAAAAAGTCTATATTTAGATTCAGTCTTATATTTTTCAGCGGCTTCTACAAATATTTCTTTATTTCCTTCAAAGAGAGAATAATTATCGATAAATATACCATTCAAATTATTTTTATACATTGCGCTAATAGAAGAACTTCCATGCCAAGTCCCGATTTCTAGATACCGACAGTTATCCATAGAACAAATATTATTATAAAAATGTCTGGTTTTGGCTCCGGACATTCCGGGAAATTCCAATATTTCATTATTCAATTTAGAACACCCATTAGCTGCATTTTCTAAAGAATATCGAACATGTTCAATCACTTTTTCTAATTCATTCTCAGATTTTGAAATTTGTTTTCTTATGTCAAGCCCACCTTTAATTTTATGAACCCAGTAACTTGTGCTTAATTTATACCAATCATATGTATCCAATTTCGAACATATTTCTTCGTATTTTTCATTTAAAAATTCTTCTGTAACGATAGAAAAATCTTTTACTATTAAAACAGGTAAATTTTCATACAAAATGTCTAAATTTGTTGAAAATACAACTGGTATTACTCCAATTGATAAAGCTTCCCATGTTCTATAACAATCAAGTCCTTTACCCGGCAAAGATAAACAAAATTTATAATTCACCATTTCAAGCATGTACTCCGTCCAATAAATTAATTTTGATTCAATGTCTTTGAAACCATTCAACTTTAGTTTTTCCAAAACTTCAGCTCTAATATTTTCAAATTCATGAAAAGAATTTACAGAATTACCTATAGTCATTCTACAATAAAGCATTTTTTTATCCGATCTTCTAAAATTTTCCTTAACCGAATATATATTTATAAAATTGTGAAAAAAGTATTCAACATCTTTAGGAGATGAAGACACATTCCAGCCCATATAACTTTCCTTTAACAATGGTATATTTTTTTCTTCCATCAACATGGGAACATGTTTTGCTATTCCAATTGGTATACATTCTAATTTTGGATGAACGAAGTCTATATTTATCGAATACCATTTTATTAAATTTGGATTCTCTAATAATGGAAATAATTTATCAGATTTGTTTTTGGAATCCATAAATGGAACTGAAACATCATGTTCACCTGATACTAAAACAAATGGAACTTTTATTTCATTGAATATATTAAACTCGTTTATTAAAAATAAATCCGCATAGATGATTGAATTTTCTTTTACTTTTGAAAAATCAAATAATCCTTTATTAAATTGTTTCCACTGTTTTTCATAACGTTCACCGTGTGGAGGCCAAAAATAATCACAAACTGAAGCAAATTTGTAAATAAAAAGTAAATCGTGATAAAATGTTTCTCTCATTGTGTCGTTTTTTGTTTAAATTTTTCAATGCTTTATATTTATTATTTTTTGTATATAATAAATATATAATGGCATATTCTATAATCTTATTAGAATCAGTATTTGTTGGATTTTACAGTCTATTGATGTCTATTTTGATACTTAATTTGTTTAATTTTTCAATGACTATAAATACTTTCATTATTGGATTTTTGAAACATTTTATCAGCGGTTTGTTCGGTTTACAGCAATATTATTGTTCTAGATACATTAAATGTGACGAATTCGCTTTGAAGAATTTATTATTCGAATCAATTGGAGAAGGTTTGTTATATGTTATAGCACATTTTGTTATTTCTAGATTTATAGTAGTTAATGAGCACTTAAGTTTTTTCATAATTGGAATATTGTTGCATATATCATTTGAAGGTTTAGGAATTCATTCTTCTTTTTGTAAAAGTCATTGTAAAGAAAAAATATTATAATACCATCAAATAAATGAAAACATTTTTGAATTATATAGGATCGAAGAGAAAATTATTCAAAAAAATAGAAAGGTATTTACCAGATTCTATAAATAATTATTACGAACCATTTGTTGGGGGAGGAAGTATGCTTTTTTATTTAAATAATATTCTAGATATAAAAATGAATTATATAAATGACATAGACAAGGACTTAATTAATGTTTATAAAGTAATAAAGAATAATGTTAATGAATTGATTGAATATCTACAAGAACTAGATAAATACAAATCTAAAATAAAATTTGCTTTAATTGTAAAAGCATACAATGAAAAAAAAAATATCAAAAGCAACGTTCTAAAAGCGGCACTTTTTATTTATATAAACAAAAGGAGTTATAATAATAATTTTCAGTATAGAAAAGGTGATATAATAAAACCTTATTTTTCGAATAGCAATTGCAAAAATTCTATTTTTGATAAGACTAATATTCTTAAAGTATCAGAATTTTTAAAAAGTGTAAATATAAACAGTCTTGATTATAAGGAATTTCTAAATAAGAATAAACCAAAAAAAGGTGATTTTGTTTTTATTGACCCGCCTTATATTGTGTCTAACGTAAAAACTTACTACAAAAAAAGTTTCACTTTAGAAGACATGATAGATTTACGACAAGTTTGTGATAATTTGAACAAAAAAAAGATTAAATTTATGATTACATTTAATGATAACGATGATATAAAGAAGATTTTCAAAAAGTATAGTATATATTCTTTCGAAAATAGTTCTATTCAATCAAATTATGGAAATGTAAAAGAAAAGGAGATTATAATAATAAATTACTAAAATGTATTTAAAAATTTAGCTTGTACGAGGTGCTATTACTTAACATTTTCTCTAGATCTGTTTTATTTCCATTAGTTCCTTTCGCCGAAAAAAAACCATTTGGTGTTTCAAATAAAATTAACTCTCCGTATTCTATTTCTTCACATCTTACTTTTTTATAAACAGAAATAAATCCTTTCTCATCTGCAACGAAATAATCAGCCGTGCGTTGAGTTTTGGTAATAAAATCTGGATTTTTCAATAAGTTTAGACGTTTATTATTTAATTTTTGAACATTAGTTCCCTTTTTCTTTAGTATTTTTTTTACTATGTCATAGTTTTCGTCATTGAAAATCATCTGTCCGTCATCTTTAAATTTTTTCATATCAATTTTTTTTATTACTACTTTTGCATCTTTCCCAGTTTTCTTTTTTAAAATTTCTTTAGCTTCTTTCAAAGTTGAAGCATCAATTTTTTCTCCACACATAAGACTATTAAAATTTGACGTTCTATCGTATTTCAACTTAATTTTGATATCTATAAGTCTACCAGTCACACATGTTTTATCTAAAGTCAATTTTTTCATGACTTCATCAAGTTTTTCCGGTTGAATTAGCTCTTCTTCACATTTTTCTACAATTCTCTCTTGAAGTGCGTCATATGCTCTTATTTCATTCTTTATTTCTAAAGAGGTGAACATTACTAGAGGAATGTCATCTGAATAGCATCCACATAATCTACAACCTTGTGTAATAGATGTGCCTGTTGAATTCTTAGGAACAATCAATATTTCATGAGTTAAATGCCAGCAATAGTCATCTGAAACATAACTAAGTCCTCTACTAGCTAAATTTCCGGCTATGATTGCGATATACCTAATATCAGGATCATTTAAGTTTTTTAGAGCTTGAAGTGCTTCGTTTATACTTATTTTCTTTTTTAAAGATATTTTTTTATCACCACACATTTGAATATCAATTCCATTTCCATTTTGCACAATCAAACAGAAATTTTCCTTTAATTTTTGATTCTCATGAAGTTTTTTCATCTGTTCTTTTTGTTTTGTTTTTATATGTTCATCTTTAATCAGCACAATAGCTGGATGTTTCACACCATCTTTATCAAAGAAACCATAATCTGAATCAGTCATATGAACTAAAGTTTTTTCAACTATATCATGATCATATATATCAATATCGGTAACGGTCATATTGTGTATTCCCTTATAGTTAATGGGACTTTCAAGAGAAATAATTTGTTCTTGTTTTAAATCGTCTTTCTTGAAAAACACTGGTAGAGCAGTTCCTGTAATACCGATAATCTGAGAAATTTTTCCAGAACTTAAAAGACATGTAAACTCCTTTTGAAATTTTGTGGTATCATCTTTCATATTAAGATCGAGTTCATCGATACACATTGTTAATGGATGTGTATCAGTCGAGATACTATTTTTTAGTTTTTCAAGCTGTTTAGAATTACCTTCAACTAGAAAAATCTTATTCTTACAAGTCATTTTGTATTTAAGCTCGGATGCATCCTCAGATCCAACATAAACAATATCATATTCAAACTTCTTTTCAATTCGAAACTTTTCTAACTTTATTTTCATTGATTTCACATCATCATCAATGTTTCTTAAAATAATAACCGAATTCATTGATTGCTTTTCAACCATATAAGCTGAATAATATATCATAAGAGAACTTTTACCGCTTTGAATATTTCCTTTTACTACTAAATAAGGATAGTCTTCAACTTTTGTCATAATTTTTCTTAAGCAGTTAAATGTTTGCTCTTCGCCTTTCCAGCTGCCATCCACAGTAATACGGGTGAAACATTTATAAATGTCATCTTTGTCGTCTCCACAACTTTTATTATTAGTTGAGTCAGTTCCAGTTCCAACTGTCGACAAGTCAGGTTTAGTCCAAGCATGAACATAACGTATAAGTTGCGATAAAATACTTGACATTTTCTTATGTCAAAAATAAAGTGAATATTATATTAAAAAAATTCAAAAAAATCAATTTTTTTATCCATCATCATTTGTAAAAATTTCTTAAATAAAAACATGAAACTGACTTATTTGGTCCTAAAAGAACCAGACTGTGTTAGAATATAATAAAGATTAAGTTTTATTATATTTTTATTTCATCTATTTCTTGTAATGTTTGAGATTCAACAAAACTTTTATGAAGTTTTGATTCTTCATGTCTTTTTACACCTCTTTTAGATACGGAAAGTCCGCAAATACATGTGATATAATCTTCTTTACGTATTTCATCTACAGTTTTTCCACTTTCTAGACACTTTTTATGTCTATCAGTAACTAAATGATATGCCATATTTTGTCTTGTGACAATTGATCCACATTTACAAATAACACGTTCTTCTAATATTTCTTTTTGTCCATCTTTATATGTTTTTTTTGAAGCCGCGATTTTTTCAGCATTTTCTTTGCGATATACTTTCATATATTCTTTTTTCTTTTCTTTGGCTTCGTCAGTTGATGATATCATTCTCTTATGTTCAAGTAATTTATCGCGATTATTAAATTCATAATCCAATCTCCTTTCTCTTATTTGTTCACTATTCATTAGACGAAAATTAGATTCTCTTTCAAGAATATCTTCATGATTTTCCATTCGGTATTCTTTGTTGTATATTGATTTTTCTTCTTTATTTTCTTCGTAAAATTCTTCATCAAGTTCCTTCATTTCCTCGTATGTTCTTTCTTCTAAAACCAAATCCTCCTCTATATCTTCACAGAATATACTCAAATAATCAAACCATTGCGTGAAAAAAGATACATCTTTACCTGGAGGAAGCTGAAAAACATCTCTTCTAGATACCATCTTATATTTATTTAGTTTTGATAGAAGAATTTTTTCAAATGAATCCATAAGCTGAATTGTTTTACAAGAAATATAATATACCATTTTGAAATTGAATAATTTATTGCCGTTATAGTCATTTAATCTCTTTTGCAAATCAGTAGCTTTACCAACCGTATATATTCCTTCATATTCTTTTTCATCAGTTGTGCATAAATAACAAACTTTGCGGCCATCAACAACTTGAGTTTCTCGTCGTAATTTTTTTATTGTATCATCTTTCATTTGCATTTGTTCATCTTTCATTTGTAATTGCATGCGAAGTTCATTAGATTCTTCATCTATTATTTCATGTAAAGTTTCCTCAAGCTTGATATAGTATTCGTGTATTTCATTAGATTTTGAAGTATTTGCTTTCAGACACATTTTCTTGAAAGTTTTAATACTTAGCATAATTTTTTCCTTAGGTCTCCCTATTGATGAGTTTTCCCTCGTGTCAGGGAATATTCTTTTGTAATCCTTATCTATTTTAAAAAATTTTTCTAACAAATCTTTACCTTTATCTTTTTTTGTATAACCCATCCAGCTCCATATATCATCTAAATCTATTACAAAATCGTCTAATTTATAATTTAAATAGCAGTAAAAGCTTGAAATAAATATTTGTTGTTCATCTGTAGAAAAGCTCTCCTTTAATTTATTAATTAATTTACCTTGGTAAGGCTTGGATAGCCTAGTATTTGGATTTTCCTCAATAAGTTTAACGATATTGATTGACTGAGACATTTGTTTTTATTATTAATCTCATATCTTTAAACCATAATTTCTTTTTTCAAGAAAAAGAAAAAATGATTTTTATTTTGTTTGTTAGGATTATTTAGCAGTTATAAAATGAATAAGCGAAAACTAACCTCTGAAGAAATAGAGTTTTTATTAGATTTTATAAAACCTAATGAAAAAATTCCACCAGAAACTGCCAATTCAGTTGTAATGCTAAGCAAAAAGCGGTTCAGAAAACAGCTTGTTGACCAAATACTTTATCCAGAGGTAATACCTCAACTGAAAGTTTTATTGGAAAAGAATTATCGAGAATCTTTGATAGATCCAGGCACATCTGTAGGCATTCTTTGTGCTCAGAGTATTGGAGAAAGACAAACTCAAAATTCCGTTTCGTATGAAGCAGAAATTCTGCTTAGAAAAAATCATAAAGTATTGAAAACAACCATAGGTGAATTTATTGAAAGTGAAATGAAAAATGGAGAGAATGTATTTGTATATGATGTAAATAATTATATAAAAACTGTTTCAGATGTTGAAGTTTTAACAGTTTCTCAGGACGAAAAAATAGAATGGAAAAATGTGTCTGAACTGAGTAAACATCCAGTTAATGGAGATCTAATAAAAATTACCACAGAATCTGGTAGATCAGCTACTACTACATTATCTCATTCGCATTTGAAGAAAGAAGATGGTATGATAAAACCAATACTTGGGTCTGATCTTGTAATTGGAAATAGAATACCTGTAATTAAAAAATCCCCTGTAATTGATTATGAATTTGATCTTATTGATAATAATGATATTATGTGGATGTTAAGTGAAAACGGAATATTTTCAAGACTAATAAAAAAAGGAATAGTAATTCAAAAAAAATATAAAAAAAAACTTTTTAAAGCTTTCGAAGAAAATAAAAATCTAATCAAATATTTATATTCATTGGAAAATGATTTCGAAACTACTACACACGATGACTCTCATATCATATGGGATAAAATAACTAACATTAAAATTATTAAAGAATCCGATTATAAAAATAAATACGTTTATGATTTTTCAGTACCAGGTAACGAGACATTTGCGTTATTTTCAGGAATAGTTGTCCATAATACATTGAACACCTTTCATAAAGCTGGTCAAGGTGATAAGACGGTTACAACCGGAGTACCAAGATTTCAGGAACTACTAAATGCGACAAAATCGCCTAGAATTGTAAATTGTAAGATATTTTTTAACAAAGGAAATGGAACAATACAAGAACTTCGTGAAACAGTAGGTCATAATTTGGTTTGTTTAACTATCAACGATTTAGCTGAAAGTATAAATATAAAAATGAATAAAAATGAAGAATCTTGGTATGAATCTTTCAAAGTTTTATATAATGATAGATTTTCAGAACACTCTGATTGTGTTTCAATAAAACTCAACAAAAAGATACTTTTCAAATATAGAATAAATATGGTTGAAATAGCGGCTAGAATAGAAGAGGAATGGGATGATCTACATTGCGTTTTTTCACCACAAGACATTGCTCAGATTGATATCTTTGTTGATATGTCAAAGATAAAATTTTCAGAGTCTCAGCTACTTTTTGTAACGGATGAAAATGCGAATGAAATATACATGGATGAATGTGTTGTCCCGAATCTTGAAAAATTTATTTGTTTTGGTATACCAGGAATTCAAAGTATTTATTATACAAAAAGTGAAACGGATGAATGGTATATTGAAACAGATGGTAGTAATTTTAAAAAACTTCTTGGTCATCCTATTATTGAAATGAAAAGACTTCATTCAAATAATGTTTGGGATATTTATCAAACTCTTGGAATAGAAGCAGCAAAAAAATTTCTCGTTTTGGAATTTGAAAGTATAATGTCTGGTATCAATCTTTGCCATGTGAAGCTACTTGTTGAAAAAATGACTTTCACGGGAAATATTTCCTCTATATCTCGGTACACTTTGCGTAAAGATGAATGTGGACCTTTATCTAAAGCTTCATTTGAAGAATCAGTTGATCACATGGTTAAAAGTGGCTTTGCGGGTGAAGTTGAACATTGCAGAGGTGTTTCAGCCTCTATTATTTGCGGTAATAGACCAAAGATGGGGACAGGCATGGTCGACCTTAAAATTGATTTAAAACAATTAAAGCATGCTATTCCAGTATTCAGAGATATCAAAAATGATGGTGAAGTTGTGGAAGAAATGGGGAAGTTGAAAATAAGCTGAAAATCTCCCTGATATCATGATTGTATAAAGATTTGAAAGACGAATTAGAAAATAATGATGAATATTTGGATTTTGAAATTATAATCGAAGAATCTTCAGATGAAGAAAATAAAAAAAGGACCTCGAAAGAAATATGAACCATATATTGATATAACAGAAAAGTGTTGTTTATTTTGTGATGATACAAAACCGGTTAGTGAATTTTGGAAATGCACGAGGGAAAAAGATTGTGCTAAAAAAATGAGAAAAACTTATAATAATAAAAGAATTGTATAAATAAAAATGTGTTATTCATTCAAAACAAGTCTTATTTCTTATATTCTAGGAATATCATCTGCGATATTTGCCATACTAACAAATCAAATAGTATTAGGTGTTTTTATATTGGTTTATTCACAAATTCAATTTGCAGAGATGCTCATATGGTATGGAATTGATACAAATAATGATAATATCAATAGACTTGGAACATCATATGGAAAATACATACTGGCAACTCATAATACTGCAATTGGGTTGGGAATTTTATTGTATATCTCTTTTGTAAAAAAGGAAGAATTGAAAATAGATGATTTCTGGCCATTAATAGCCGGAATCGCATTCTTCATTTGCATTATTATTTTCTACAGTAAATCATCAAATAAATTGAAAAGAGATCTAACTTATCCACTCAACATCAATTGTAAAGATGCAAATAAATGTCAAAATATGAATAATAGATTAAATTGGCCTTGGTCATATAATTGGTATTTCATTTCATTTGCAATAAGTATTATTATATGTTTGTTTTACATAAAACCGGTTGAATCACGTATTTTATTATTATCAGTATTTTTAGGAACTTGCTTGTTATTTTATTTAATATTTGATAAACTTGTGGTAGGTAGTTTGTGGTGTTTTAGCGCGGCTATTCTAGCGCCGTTATTGGTAATAACGAATTATTTTATAATTCAAGGAAGAAAAGTTGAAGATGTTTTAACATAAACTTAATTTTTATTATTATTATAATAATAAAATTACATCCCTTCTAGTACCATGTAGATTCGAATATATCACTTTGTAATTTATTGTCTTTGTCAAGTTTATAGAATATATCGGTGCAACCAGTGCAAATATATTCCTTTTTGAAAAATTTATTAAGATCAATGATATTGTTTTCTATATCCAATAAATAATCTAAATAATCTTTGATTTTTTTTAAAAATTTTCCGAAAATTTCATCAGCTAAAGAATCATCTAAGCGTTCATCAGTTTTTCTCTCCTCGTAAACTTTTATAATTTTTTGAATAAATTCATTATCAAAATCAGTTTTGTAAATATCTTCATCTTCAAAGATAAAGTCGAAATCTAAATCAAAAAATATATAATTTGATTTAATATTTTTTATATTAATTATTATTAGTTTAGTTAGAATAACCATTATTTTCTAAAGTTGCCATTTTTATAAATTAATTTTTATAAAAATATGATTATCGATCCTTACAATCTATTATTTATTTTTGCTATAATGTAGTTAGAATTAATCACGACTTGATTATTAAATGAAATATTATTTGTTTTCTTGGATTCTTTAGCGGATGACTGACTTATAACATTTGTATTAAAACCTTTGTTATATACAATTTCTTTAATAACTGGATTATAATATAACCCACCATTTGAATTATTCGTATCATATCTAACTGGGTTAACGTAAAATCCTTGAGAAGTCCCTGTGAAACCATTTGGATCTGTGTTCAAAATTATAGAATTCGATGCAATATTTCCTGTATTATATCCTATAATTACAGATGTGTTTTTCTGTGATACAACACCTGAATTAGACCCTAAAACCACTGAATAAGTTCCCTGGTCATATTGACCCGAACTATTACCCAAAGCGATAGCATATTGATTTTGTCCTGAAAACCCTGCTAAATTCCCAATAGATATAGAATTAATCGCAGCACTGTTATACCCTGCTTGACTTCCTAGTGATATAGTTCCAGAAGCCTGGTTTTGATAACCAGATTGAAAACCCAGTGATATACTACTCATGTTTTGATTAGTCCATCCAGATTGATATCCACATGATATTGAATAGGATCCCTGGTTCCAAAATCCTGCTTCATTTCCTATACTTATAGAATATTGTTGTTGACCAGTAAAAGCAGCTTGATTTCCCAAACCAATTGAATTACTATTTTGATTATAACTAGAAGCGTTTGAACCAATCGCTATAGAGTTTTGTGATTGACCTGTAAATCCTGCTTGATAACCAACTGATACACTACCTCCATTTTGTCCATAAAATCCAGCTTGATATCCAACTGATATGCTATTTGTTCCCGATTGAGAAATATAACTAGCTTGGTCACCAATTGCCACATTATATGAACCTTGATTAAAAGATCCAGCAAGATTTCCTAACGACAGCGAATAAGAGCCTTGTCCTGAAAAACCAGCTTGATACCCAATGGCCTCAGAATAACTATTTAATCCTGTAAAACCAGCTTGATGTCCAATTAATATATTACCCATACCAATGGATTGATACCCAGCCTGTGAACCAATAGAAACAGATCCAGTACCAATTTGATAACCAGATTGATAACCAAGTGATACTGAATAATCATCTTGAGCTATAAATCCTGATTGGTATCCAACCGCAGTAGATCCATCCCCGTTTATAAATTTCAAAGAATTATTTCTATACCCTTTAGCTTGATAACCAATTGCAATATTATTTTGACCCAATTTATCACTTGCATTAGATGAAGTGGACGAACCTGCTTGATAACCCAATGCAATAGATCCAGTTGCTTGGGTAGGACTAGCTTGATATCCAATTGCCACATCTCTTACACTATTCATCCCAGCCTGAAAACCGATCGATACACTTAGTTCATTTAGCGAAGTGTCACTAACATTTAGTTTATAAGAAGCTTGGTACCCAATTGCGACATTATAATTTCCGCTATAATAATATCCAGCTTGGTATCCAATCGATAAGGAATATGTTCCTTGTTGAACACCACCGGATTTATAACCAAGTTGAGTATTTCTATACTTTGAACTATACCATGTTCCTCCGAAATTATCTGAACCAGCATTATATCCAATCGAAACTGTATTTTCTCCTTGTGTTGTATATCCAGCGTTGTATCCTATTGACACATTATTAGTATTCGAAGAATAATATCCGGCGTTAAAACCTATTAATACATTGGCGGCTGATGAAATCCAATTTTGATTACCTGCATTTGCACCTAATGCAACTGAATTACGTTGGAGAGTACCACTTCCTGCTGAATATCCCATTGCCACACCATTACTTCTAGAAGCACCATTACCAGCGTTATATCCGACAAAAACAGTATTTAATTCTGAATAGCTTGCTCCCGATCCACTTCCTATATTAATGGAATAACCTGATTGGAAATTTTGACCAGCAGAACTTCCTAAACTAATAGAGTGAGATCCCTGAGTAGAATTTCCTGCTAGATATCCCATAGCTATAGAATAAGAGCCCTGATTAGAATATCCTGCTTGATAACCGACTGATATTAATAAATTATTTGAATAATTAACATATATTGATTCAAGTGAATTAATTGTGAATGTTGTTTTTCCTTGACCAAACCAAGATTTTCCATCTGTGCTAAATCCCATTGTATTAACATTTCCTCTTCCGGATGCTAAATATATTGCTGAATTAATAGTAATATTATTTACATAAGAATCAAATATGGTTGACCCTAATCCAGTCCATGTTGTTAAATTCGTTGAATAAGCAATAGTATTATCACCTTCTCCACCGGCTATAAACTTATTACCATTAGCATCCCATCGAATACCATTACCTTGAATTGAAAATATGGTAGTACCTAATCCAGTCCAAGAAGTTATGTCAGTTGAATAAGCCAGAGTATTACTTGTGAATTGAGGGGTGATTCCATATAAACCATCCATTGAAGTAGTGAAAATTGTTGTGCCTTTTCCAAACCAATATTTGCCATCATTCGAAATAGCAAATGTATTTGTTGTTCCAACTCCACCGGCGAACCATAAATTTTTATAATTAAAAATAGCCGAACCGTAACTTGAAAAAATTGAAGAACCTAGACCAGTCCAAACTGTTCCATTCAACGAATAAGCAGCAGTATTTGTAATTGTTCCAAGAGATCTTCCTACTGCAACCCAAATATTATTGGCATAACCAATGCCATAACCATATAAATTAAAAATAGAAGAACCTAGTCCTGACCAAGTAGTACCATTAGAAGAATAAGCAATTGTATTTAATGTTTGACCACCAACTGCTACCCATAAATTAGTTCCATTATATTTAATACCATAACAACTTGTGTTAAAAATAGTAGAACCTAATCCAGTCCAAGTTGTGCCATCAGATGAATAAGCAATAGTATCAAATGTTCCAAAAGCTGAAGTTGCAACGGAAACTGTCCATGTTTGTGAACTACCATTAGTTCCTAATGTACCTAAACTATACCATTGAGTTGCGTTTGTTGAATAAGCGGCAATATTTCCAGATCCTCCACTAGCATAATATATTCCGTCCTTATATGTAACACCAGTTGAGAAATTGTCGAAAATACCGCCGCCCAAATTTCCTAAACCTGTCCAAATGGTTCCATTTGATGAATATGCCATCCTATTAATTCCATATCCTCCGGCTATCCATAAATTATTTACATAAGAAACGAAATTTCCAACGTAATAAAATATAGTAAGTCCTAATCCAGTCCATGTAGTTCCATCCGATGAATATGCCATTGTATGTGTTTCTCCGCTACCACCTGAAATCCATAATCCAGAACCGTAAGCAATTGCATTTCCATATGAAGAAAATATACTCGAACCACCATTTCTTACCCACTGAGTTCCACTTGATGAATATGCAAATCTATTAGTTCCTTCACCTACTGCAACCCATAAATTTGTTCCATTATAAGCAGAATCATATCCTTGAGTTGTAAATATAGAAGATCCTAAAACTGTCCAAGTTGTTCCGTTGTAACTATAAGCAATAGAGTTAGTTCCACCACCAAGGGCTACCCATAAATTTGCATTTAAATTATCTTTTCCATATGCAATTGAGTTTCCTGCTGTAGTAAAAATCGTTGTTCCTAATCCTATCCAGGTTGTGCCATTTGTTGTATAAGCAACTGTATTATAAGAATATCCAATTTGTTGTGGCATTATACCTCCAACTGCAATTGTTAAGTCAACTTCGTTAGATTTAATTTTATAAGCAACAGTATTTTCCATATTAGCAAAAATTGTCCTTCCTATGCCTGTTATATTAATACCATCATATGAATAAAAGAACTCGTTTTGATTTAAAAATGAGCTACTAGCTTGAGCTCCAAATAAAAGAACTCGTTTTTTACTAAGCCCGCCAGCTACAATTATTGAATTATTTGTTTCAAAAGCATTACAAATATCTAATATTGTTGTCCCTAATCCAGTCCATGTAGTTCCATCAGAAGAATATGCCATTGAATGGTTTGTTCCAATTCCTCCACTTAACCATTTATTTACACTTCCATAAACGTAAATAACCGCATTTCCAACTGAACTATAAATAGATGTTCCAAGACCAGTCCACTGTGTTCCATTTAAAGAATATGCCAGGGTATTAACTGAATTTCCACCAGCAGCTACCCACATAGTTCCATTTTTTGAATAAACACTTTTACCAATATTTGGAAATACACTTGTGCTGTTAGAAACTGCTGTCCAAGACAAACCATCTAGTGAATAAGATAAAGTGCGAGTTCCTGATCCTGTTGAAACTAATAATGATGATCCAGAATTATGAGTGTAATTATGAATAGCTGCTGATGCTCCCCCAGATGAACTAAAAATAGTTGTTCCAATACCAAACCAAGATGTTCCATTATATGAATAAGCTATTGTATTAGTTCCACTTCCCATGGCAATAAAATATTTTCCAGAACTTGAAATAGAAACTGAATTACCTGAAATACTAAAAATAGTTGTTCCAATACCAACCCAATTTAAACCATCGTAACTATAAGCTATTGTATTAAGACCTTGTCCAACGGCTACAAAAGTATTCGCTGAAGAACTATATGCAACGCCATTACCTACTGAAGTAAAAATTGCGGTTCCTAATCCAGTCCAAGTTGAAACATCATAAGAATAGGCGAGTGTGTTCAATCCAGAACCAGAAGCTACATAGACTCCATTTCCATAAGCAATTCCATCACCTTTGTATGCAAAAGCTGAATAACCGAGGCCAGTCCAAGTTGAACCACTATCGGTTGAATAAGCCAAAGTGTTTGATGTTATTTGGGCGGTTTTATTAAAATTTATTTCAAAAATGTTATAACAAAATGATCCATAAATTTGCCATAAACCATAGCCGTTATATACAGTCCAAACGGTTCCATTTTTTGAATAAGCAACATTTCCAAGGGAGAATGAATAACCTCCTGTTACCCATAAATTTAAACTTGTAATATATTTAATCGATTGAACTGAAAAAAAATTTAGTATACTTGTACCTAATCCAGTCCATTGTGATCCATTAGTTGAATAAGCAAGAGGATTTTGATTTCCGCCACCAATTTCTCCTCCTGCGATCCATAGATTGTTATAGTAGTGAACGGAAATACCGGTTGTAAAAAAAACGTTTCCTAATCCAGTCCATTGTGTTCCATTATAAGAAAAAGCTATTGTATTAGTTGAATTTCCAACTGCCACCCATCTTGAATTTCCGTAAAAAATTCCATTACATGAAGAATTAAAAATAGTTTTACCTAAACCTGTCCATTGAGTTCCATTACTTGAATATGAAATAGTGTGAGATGATCCATCTCCACAACTTACCCACAATCCACTTCCATTGTAATAAGCGGATTTACATGTTGTAAAAATTGATGGTATTGAAGTCCAAGATAAACCATTGTAAGAATAAAAAAATCCGTTAGTTCCACCTGATCCACCAGCCAACCATAGATTATTTTCATAATATACAAATAAACCATCAGTAAACATTGTGCTTCCGAATCCTGTCCAATTTAAACAATCATAAGAATACGCAAGTCCGGCACCATTTCCAGCCGCAATGATTATATTTCCATCATATGCATAAGATCTTATATTTGAAGTAAAAGGTCCGATTCCTAAAGATGAATAAATAAAACCATCATTCGAATATGCTATCGCACCAATACCTGAAGTGTTACCAAAACCAGCTAAAATTTTAAAATTTGTATTGAATGAACTTAAAACTGTTTTAGAACTAGAAATTGAATTGGTGTAATAATTGAAATATGTTTGTGCATCAGAATTATTAGAAACAGCTGTCCAAATAAGTCCATCAGAACTATAAGACATTGTGGTACTATTTGTTCCACCTGTTGCTATAAAATATATTCCTGACCAATAAACACTTTTTCCATATGTGTTAAATATAGTTACTCCTAAACCAACCCATAAAGTGCCGTTAAAAGAATATGCCACTGTATTTGTTCCAGATCCCACAACAACATAAATAGAATTATTATATGCTGCACCATTTCCGGCGGTTGTGAATATAGTTGTTCCTAAACCAATCCATGTTGTTCCATTAGTTGAAGTAGCTATTGTATTAGTTCCTTGACCCATTCCGATATATAGAGGATTTAAATAAAACACTCCATTGCATGTAGTCGAGAATATTGATGACCCTAAACCAGTCCATACTGTTCCTCCATTTGTGGAATATATCATTGAATTGTTATTAGTTAATGAAGAAGAACCAAGACATATATCATTCATTATTGTTGTTCCTAATCCAGTCCAAGAAAGACCATTAGATGAATAAGCAATTGTGTTATTTGTTCCATAACCAGTGGCTATAAAATAAGGACTAGACCATTGAATACCTAATCCAGTTGAAAACATCGTAGTAGCTACACCAGTCCATTGAGTTCCATTTGGGCTATATAATATTACATTTCGTCCTTGACCAACAGCAACGAATAAGCCTAGACTGTTATTATAACAAACTCCGTTACCAGATAGAGTAAATAATGTTGTTCCTAATCCAACCCATGTTGTTCCATCAGATGAAAATGCTATAGAATTAACTCCTTGTCCAGTCGCAACATATTTTGAATTACCATATACAATACCATTTCCTTGTAAAGAAAATATTGTATTTCCCAAACCAGTCCAATTATTTGTAATGGATATTAAATTAAATACATTATTATTAAAAGGTATTCTTGATGAATTATTTGGGGTGGAGAATGTTAAACCAAAAAGAGCTGGATTTTGTTGATTAGAATATTGAATTAAAATTGGATATGTTACATTTTCACTCATTGTAAAATTACCGGCTGTATTAGAAATATTAGTATAGACAACGGCATTTCCAACTGTTGGATTACTGGTAGACGATCCAATCCATATACCACAATAACCACTTGTCGATAATACACGAAATTCCCAAATGCCTGAATTTCCAGTTGGAGTTTGAATAAATCCTGTCCATTGAACTGAATATAGGAAAGAGCTGTCGCTCTGATTATTAGTTGACAAAGGAAGAGATGACATGTCAGTTGTGATTCCTGAAAAATAAGAATATTTTGGCGAAGCAGTTAAAAAGAAACTTGGATCATTTGATGCAATTCCATTATATATCGTGTAATATAATCCCGTAACCAAACTACTTGAATAAGCAAGAGTGTTGTTTGCTAAAGGTGTTGTGTTATCAAAAACCAAACCTCTAATTACTGTTCTACTAAGACTAAAAGTATTTGATGTATTAGTCCATTGTGTCCCATTAGTTCCATAATAAATGCAATTGTTAGTTGACGAACTTCCAGTTATATAGAACATTCCCTCGATAAATGACACTGGTCCACCATAATTACTTATCAAAGTTGAACCTAAACCAGTCCATAGAATTCCATTATAACTATAAGCAAGTGTATTAGTTCCTTGACCTGTTGCAACAAAAACATCATTTCCGAATTGAATACCTAAACCATATGTTGAAAAAACATATGATATATTTGTTCCTGTCCATGTTAAACCATCGGTTGAATTATAAACAATTGTTGATCCTGATAAAGCAACATATTTACCTTTTCCGTAACATACAAATCCTAATGAAGGAATTGTCGAACCTCTACCAACCCAATTTATACCATCAATTGATGTAGCCCAAGTATTTGGTCCAGTTCCAGACGCAAAAAATATTCCATTTGCAATAGATAAACATCTATCTGCTCCTGTAAGTATATTTGAAATAACTGTCCATATACTACCATCTTTACTGTAAGCTAAAGTATTTGTTCCAGTTCCAATAGCAACAAAGACACCATTTCCATATACAACATTGAAACAATAAGTGGAAAAAACTTGATTTATTGAAGGGATCCAACTAGTTCCATTATAAGAATATGCTAAATAATTTGTTCCATTACCACCAGCAACAAAAATACCATTTCCATAACAAATTCCGTAAACATTTGATGTGAAAACCAAATTAGTCATATTTTTGAAATATTTACCAGTAAAAGAATAAGCTAAAACTGAACTACCGCTACCACCTGCTAAATATAATGGAGAATAAGTTGAATTTGTAAATGAAATAGAATTACTCATGGCATAAATTGAATTAATATTACTTGACATTAAAGCTGACCAAACTGTTCCATTGGTGGAAATAGCCATCGAATTTAATCCGAATCCAAAAGCAATAAATGAATTATTATTGGGTAAATAACTAACATTATAAGCGGTGATATTAAATATACTTGCGCTCCCAGTAACACCTGTCCAATTACTTCCATTTATTGAATATGCAATAGTGTAAGATGTTCCTGAACCAGTGGCAAACCAAATATTATTCACGAAATTAATACCATATCCAACTGATAATATAGTAGTGCTTCCAGTAACTCCAGTCCAAATAACTCCATCCGAAGAATAAGCTATACTGTTATTAGAATCATTACCAACAGCAACAAATATTGATCCATTATTAAAAATTTTATTACAGCTGTTTCCAAATATTCCCGAACCTAATCCAATCCATGTTGTGCTGTCGTTAGTGTATGCAAGAGTATTATTTGCAGCTGATGTTGTTGATGTTGAGATGACTTGAATACCTAAACATGATAAATTAAATACAGTATTCCCTAAACCTGTCCAAATAGTTCCATTTATACTATATGCTAAAGTATTATATACCGGATTACTTCCTGAACTTTGTCCCCCAGCCAGAAAAACACCATTTCCATAGGAAACAGATAATGAAGATGTGTTGAATACTGTTGTTCCCAGACCAGTCCACTGAGTTCCATCCAAAGAATAAGCTAACGTATTATTATTACCACCAACAGCTACCCATACGCCATTTCCATATGAAACGCCTCTTCCGATACTATTAAATATCGAGGATCCCAGACCTGTCCATTGAGTCCCATCCGAAGAGTAAGCTAAAGTATTTGTTGAACCTTGTCCAGTTGAAACCCATAGACTATTTGCATAATAAACATAATTACAACTTGTGCTAAATATAGAAGAACCTAAACCAGTCCACTGAGTTCCGTTAGACGAATAAGCCAATGTGTTTGTTGTTCCTGTACCACCTGATACCCATAAACTATTTGCGAAATAAACTGAATTTCCACTAGTATTAAAAATAGTTGATGCTAATCCAGTCCATTGAGTTCCATTAGCTGAGTAAGCTATTGTATTGACAGTACCACTTCCAACGGCTACCCAAAGATTTGTTCCATTATAGAAAACTCCATATCCGTTTGTGCTAAATATAGTTGTTCCTAAAGTATTCCATTGAGTGCCATTCGATGAATATGCAATAGTATTAGTTCCAGTTCCAACGGCTACCCATAAATTATTTCCATAAAATATTTGATTACCAGAAGTAGAAAATACAGTTGTTCCTAATCCAATAAAACCAATTCCATTCAATGAATATGATATAGTGTTATATCCGCTTCCAACTGTTAACCAAAAATTATTATTTTTATTTATTGAACCTCCTGCAACTATAGTCGTTCCATCTGAATTAGAACTTATAGTATTACCCACATTAAATATAGTTGATCCTAATCCTGTCCAGTTTGTGACATCAGAAGAATAAGCTATTGTATTAGTTGTTCCATTACCAACTGCGATATAAAGTTGACCAGTCCAAACAATATCATTACCGCTATAAGAAAAGATTGAAGATCCAAGACCAGTCCATAATAGTCCATTTTTACTATAAGCAATAGTGTTTATATTGTCAAGACCAACAGAAATCCATAATGAATTGTTATTATTATTGATTACATTATTCGTTTGAAATTTAAAAATCGTTTTACCCAAACCAATCCATGATGTTCCATCAGTTGTATAAGCGAGTGTATTATTACCAGATCCACCAGATACCCATAAAGGATTTTTGAAAGAAAAAGTCGTTGCACTTGTAACAGATGAAAAACTTAATGAACCAAAAAATGAAGTTGAAGCTATTCCAGACCAAACTGTGCCGTCAGTTGAATAACCTATATTATAACTTACACCTTGACCGCAAGCTACAAAATAAGTACCAGACCATGAAACTGAATTTCCAATTGTAAAAACAGTAGTACCTAGAGCTGTCCAAGAAAATCCATTAGGAGAATATGCTATAGAATTAATAAGTCCTCTTCCAACGACTACAAATATACCTTTACTTTGACTCCAAACAATTCCATTACCTGAATATGAAAATATTGATAATCCTAATCCATACCATGAACTTCCATCGTAAGAATATCCCATTGTGTTTTGAAGACTTTGTCCAACTGCTATGTATACTGTAGCTCCATCAGTTGCAAATCCATTACATTGAATATTAAATAATGAAGAACCCAATCCAGTCCAAGTTGTACCATAAGAATTATTAGAAGAATAAGCCATTGTATTAGTCGAATTAGTTGTAATTAGAGAATATGTGATTGCACATCCCATTGTGAATATAGAAGAATTTCCTGAAACACTAGTCCAAGTAGAACCATTTGAAGAATAAGCCAACGTATTAGAACCGTTACCAGTTGCTAAAAATAAATTATTTCCAAAACTTACATTTCTTCCTCTTGTGTTAAATATTGTCTCACCTAGACCAGTCCATGTGGTTCCATTAAGACTCCATGCTATCGTATTAATTCCTTCTCCAACAGCAACATAAACGCCATTACCCCATTTAACATTCCATCCAGATGCAGCAAATATTGTCTCACCTAGACCAACCCATTGAGTTCCATTTGATGAATAGGCTAAAGTATTCGTCCCATAACCAGTTGCAATAAATAAACCATTTCCGAAAGAGACAGAGAAAGAAGCACTAGTAAATATTGTCGAACCTAAACCCACCCATTGCGTTCCATTAAAAGAATAAGCTATTGTATTTGTACCTGAACCAACTGCAATCCATAAATTAATTTCATAAACTGCATCAAAACCTGTTGAAAAAAATATTGTTTTCCCAAGTCCAGACCAGGTGGTTCCATTATTTGAAGAATATCCGATAGTATTAGTTCCGCTTCCCAAAGCTAGCCATAATCCATTACCATAATGAATTCCTGTTCCATACAAATTAAATAAAGAAGTTGTCGAAGAAGTATTCCAAGATTTACCATCATAGGAATATTCTAATGCACTTATAGCAGAATTTTGAAATGTTGCAGAAGAATTTCCTGTTCCTATTATAATTCCATTTCCAAAAGAGAGCCCTTGTGGTGTATCACCAGATGTATAAAAAATTGTAGTATTAATTCCAGTCCAGTTTATCCCATCATATGAAAAAGCTGAATTATTATTTCCGTTACCAATAGCAACCCATTGAGCTTGTAGATTTGTTATAATCGATTTAGATCCTAAACCAATTCCATGTAAATAATTTGTTCCACTAACAGCATTCCACTGAAAACCATTGTATGAATATGCTAAATTACAAGTTGTTCCTGATCCACTCGCAATCCATATTCCATTATCAAAAGATACATTAAATGTCATTGTTAGAAAAGATAAACTACCATTAATACCTACCCACGACGTTCCATTTGTTGAATAAGCTAAACTATAATTACCACAACCTCCGGCTATCCATAGATTATTAAAATATGCCACTCCACTACCTACAGAAAAAATATTTGTGCTTCCTGTAACTCCAGTCCAGTTAATTCCATCAATCGAATATCCTATTGTGAAAACTGGATCTTGACCAACTGCGACAAACATATTTCCACTAGATGCTATACCTTTTCCTTGTATTGAAAAAATATAAGAGCCCAATCCAGACCAAGAATTTCCGTTATCTGATGAAAATGCGAGAGTATGGACAATTGATGGATTAAATGTTTGAATACCCATTCCACCATATCCCCCATTTCCAGAATCAAAAATGGAATTTCCTAATTTCACCCAATTTGTTCCATCGTACGATATTGCTTGAGTTGATGTGCCATTTCCAGTTGCATAAAATAAATTATTTATAAATTTAACTGAATATCCAGTTGTTAAGAATGGAGAATTTAAAACACCTGACCAGATAGTTCCATTTGTTGAATAATAAACAGAATATGTTGAACTAATTCCAACTGATACCCATTTATTAGATCCATAAATAACATTATAACAAATTCCTGATGATCCAAAAACAGTTCCGAGACCAGTCCATACTGTTCCATTTGTGGAATAAGCCAAGTTACTTTGACCTGGTGTTAAACTTCTTCCTCCAGCAACCCATAAATTCGATCCATTATAAGCAATACTGAAACATGAACCTAAAACATTATTTCCTAAACCATTCCATGTTGTTCCATTATTTGTGTATGCAAGAGAATTAGAATTCAAAGAACCAAATCCACTATTTGCCATAAAACCAGTAACAGTAACTGTAAGCATCAATTGATCACCACTATTCCAAGAATAGGTTGATGATCCATATAATACTAATACACTTGATTCTCTTACAAATTCTCCTTGAGATGTATACGTATTATTAAATGATATAGATGACGATGATATGGAACCTCTAAAAGAAACAAATCCAAGACCATCAGATAAAGTTATAGAAGTTATATACATTGGAGAATCTGGAAATATATTAACATTAAAAGGACCATAAACTTGACCTAAAGTTCCACTAGATATTCCTGTAAATACAGTAGTAGAATATGTTGTTGTTGATGGTTGAATAGATAGTCCTAAACCTGTCCATTGAGTTCCATTTATACTATAAGAATAATTATTTGTACCTATACCTCTTGCTATTATTGTTCCGCCATAATATATTAATGAAGTTCCGGCTGAGCTAAAAATAGTAGTTCCTACACCTGTCCATTGCGTTCCATTTGAAGAATATATAATTGTATTAGGTGATGATCCTCCAACACCAATCCACATTCCTATAGAACTAAAATATTTTACACTTTTCAATGATGAAATTATTAAAGAAACACTATTTGTCAATGGAGTCCAGTTCTGTCCATTAGATGAATAAGCAATGCTTGTTGTATTTGTTGTAGTGACTGTAGTATTATAACCACCTGCAACCCATAAATTATTTCCATATCCAACTGTCAAACCATTACCAGAAAATATTGTTGTTCCTAAACCAATCCATGTTGTTCCATTTGAACTATACGCTAAAGAAGATTTATTTGAACCTGTACCATTATAATATCCGGCTGCAACCATCAAACTAATTCCGTTATAAGCTATAGAATTACATGATGAAAAAATTGATTTTCCTAATCCAGTCCATTGTGTACCATTCGAAGAATATGCCATACTATTATTACTTCCTGAACCTCCAATAATCCATAAATTTATACCAGGTATATAGATAACTGAATTACCTGTTAATAAAATTGATGTTCCTAATCCTGTGAAATTTAAAGAACTTAAATTACCGACTCCATTAATTGAGTATGCGATACTATTTGTTCCCGATCCAACGGCTACCATCATTGATGTATTATCTGAAGCTATATCTGACCCGCTAGTGCTAAATATTGACGTGCTTCCAGTTCCTGTCCATGTAGTTGCATTAGAAGAATAAGCTATTGAACTTGTTCCAGCTCCAACTGATATGAAATAATGAGGAGATCCACCTGCAACTGTAATTGTATTATTCGTTTCTAAAGTCATTCCTCCTAAGAAAATAGTTTTTCCTAATCCTGTCCAAACTGTTCCATCAGATGAATGAGCCAATGTATTTGTTCCATCACCGATTCCTAGCCATCTGTTTGCTGTTCCAGAAACATATAATATAGATTGCCCGTTATCGAAAATTGTTCTACCTAATCCAGTCCATTGTGTTCCATTAAAAGAATAACCTAGAGTGTTCGTTGCAAAAGCTCCGCAAGCGATCCAAATAGTACCATTGTAAGAAACGCCATTTACCCCTGCACTGAATGTAGAAGAACCTAATCCAATCCATGATATACCGTCATAAGTATAAGCCATAGTATTTTTTCCAGGACCTCCACCT